TTAAAGAGTTAGGTTTAAGAGAGGTTGCTTTTGAGAGGCTCACACACGATGGGTCTGCTGAAAGAAACCCCCACATATTCCCAACTAATCGCCAAATAGATGATTGGATATGGGAGATGCATCAGGTTAATGACAGGGGTTACTTTAATAACGTACTTCTCGAATCGATTTACGCTAAGTTTGAGGGCGGCGGCAACAGGAACTCCACCTTTTGCAGAGGCTGTGAAAAGATAATGTTTACGATTAATGCAGACGGGACAATAGCCGGTTGCCCTAATAGCGCACCCACTAGTCATTATGCCCACATAGGTGATGACATAGACAGTATACTGAACCATGAGAAAAGAGGCTGTATGATAGCCACAGAGGCTCTTATAGACCCGAGATGCATACCGTGCGAAGTTTTCGGACAGTGCGGTGGTGATTGTTACAAACTAGATTGGGACACACAATGTCCCGCGCCTAAGAGGTTAATGTATGGACTTAATAATAAAACCGACAGAGCTGTGCAACTTCAAGTGCACCTTCTGTAGTAGCTCAAACATATCGGAAGATAGTGCCAAGTTACTAGATATCAACGAGATATTTAAGTTTCTTGACGAGCACCCAGACACAAGAACCGTTATAGTAAATGGTGGAGACCCTTTGATGGTCAAGCCCGAATATTACTATCAGATAATAGACTATCTTGACGAACACGACATGGACACATCTATATCGTTTACAACCAATCTATGGCCTTTTTATAAGACTAAAAAGTGGGATGAGTTGTTCAAACACCCTAGAATGGCCGTAACGACATCTTTCCAATACGGAGGTGGCAGACTCAAGGGTGACTACTCTATGTTCACAGAAGAGGACTTCTGGGGCGTTTCAGACTCAATGTTAGATAGAATAGGTTATAGACCAGATTTTATCGCTGTTGTGGTTGATGGTGAGCAAGACATAGCTATTGACAATGTTAAGTTAGCAAAAAAGATGGGTGTAGAGTGTAAGCTCAATTATGCCATGGCCTCCGGCTCACAAGGTAAACCACTATTACTTGCTGATATATATAGTATATATTTAGATATATATGACCAAGGTCTAGAGGAGTGGGAGTACAACACAAAAGACATAATAAAGTCTATGGCTGGAGAAGATACAACCTGTCCAAGAAATAGAAAGTGTGACGAAGGTATCAGATGCATACAACCAGAAGCCGACCAATACACTTGCGGATCTTTTGCCGATGACAAAGAGTATCCTATAGGTGACAACTTTAGAGACGACCCTGAGTTGTTATCGATGAACAACTGGTGTTTTACTTGCCCATTGTTCAATCTGTGCAACGGCTGCTCTAAGACTATAAAAGACCATAAGAGGTTTGATATGCAAGGTAGACATTGTTTTGAAATGAAGCAACTTGAAGGTAGGCTTCTTAGCATGGAAATAAGATGAATAAAAAAGTTAAGTTACTGAGTGCTGGCAATAGGTTCTTTTACATCGATAATGATGGAAGAGATTTTGAGTTAACAAAAGCTGAGGCTGTTATTAAGGTCTGTGAAGGGTTTTTTGTTGTTAAGGTAGAGGGGTTAGAGTCAGTTCATAAGTGGGGAAAGTCTGTACATGCTTTTATCTCTCCAGCTGGAAGCGCTTCATTCGATACACACACTGACGATGTGAACCTAGTAATAGCTAGCATAGAAGGTACAAAGTTTTTTGAGGTGTACGGAGAGACTGTAGAGATTAATGAAACATCTTCTTTATATGTGTCCGCAGGTAGCCCTCATAGAGGTGTTAATAGGTATGACTCAATAACACTAAGTATTGAAGTATGAATATCTCAATCAACCCCTCATACTTCTGCAACTTCAGTTGTAAGTTTTGCTACTTAACACCTGAACAACTTAACGACCAAAAGAGGATAGACTTAAGGGTTTTGGACAGCCTATTAAAGCAAGTCCCCAAGATAGACTATATAGACCTTTATGGTGGTGAAATAGGAGCACTAAGTTCAACATATTTTAAAAAACTAAAAAAGACTATAAGGAAGCACTATAAGGGTGAGATAAACATCATAACTAACTTCTCCATGCTTAGTGATAACTTCTTTGCTGATGATATATCCCTTTCGGTGTCGTATGACTTTACCGGAAGAGAGAGACATGCACAAGTATTCTCTAATATGCTAATGTCTCCTAAAAGGTATTCTGTATTGCTATTAGCTACAGAAGACGTTATTAAGATGGATGTTGATTCAATGGTTTCTCAGTTCAACATATTGCGTAACTTGGACAGCGTAGAGATTAAACCATACTCTATAAATCAAGCCAACTCCTTCAATGTAACTCATAAGGATTATGAAGACTTTGTGATAAAGTGGCTTGAATGTGATGTTCCAAAAGGCTTTACCTTTGGCAACAAAAGAAGTATTGAAAAGTCGTTAAAGAAGGAGTACAACGCATTCTCTGATGACCATATATACATCACGCCTAATGGCAAGTTTGGTGTATTAGATTTTGACAAGGATGACAAAGAGCTATTCTTAGAACTTGATAACTTTAAAGAATACCTCGAATGGTGTGAGCGTGAAAAGGCTGAGCTTTCTGATATATGCAATAGTTGTAAGTATCTTGGAACTTGTCTGACAGAGCACTATAGATATGTAGAGAATCTAGATAACTCTTGTAATGGATACATAGGGTTGCTGGATTATTACGACAAAGAACATATGGAATAAATATGAAGGACTGGAAAATTAGACAAGAGATGTATCACAGAATGAATGATGATTTCGGAGATGATCTTTCAGATAAGGATATTCAATATAGGTACGACACGATAGTTGGGGATTGTGTTGATTACATTAAAAAACCCAAAGAAGATACTGGCTGGATGTATCCTGCTAAGTCATATGTAGTTGCATTGTGCTATGCACAGTGGATATCAGAGGATTTTAAAGAAGACTTTAACGAGCTTATTAATGACCCTGACCTACTTTATAACAACGACCCTCACTTCGTAATATACAAAGACAGCGAAGATGAGTACAAAGGTATTATAGAGAAGATGGGTTTGCCGTTACCGTTTACCGGTGTGGTCCCCGATATAAGAAAATACTACGAGAGAGAATTCATGCTAACACCAATGGAGAATTATGAGCATTAGAGAAGATAAATGGCACCTAAGTAGATCGGTAAGCATTAGCCACCTACTGACGACAGGGGCTTTAATATTTGGGGCCTTAATGTATGTTACAGATATAAGGCAAGACATTGCGGTGATGCAGGCAGAGCAGAAGCATATACAGCAACAGATCGTTACCATTCAAGAAGATAATAAAGAAATGTTTGCGTCCATCGATGATAAGCTGGATCAAATGATATCGATTATCCATAACTATCGAACGGAGAATTTACGATGATGAAGAAAATAAAGCTATACCTACTACTTACAGCCATTGGTTCAACTGGGTTATTCGCTGGTTATAGCTGGCTGGAAGGTGTTGTTACTGATGCTTTTATTACGGTAGGCACTGACAAGGTAGAAGAGGTAGTTAAGCAGAAAGCTGAAGACAGGTTAAAGGAGAAGCTGGGTGACCTACTTGAGAGCGCATTACAATGAAGATCGACACGCCCACACTATTAACCTTGGCTGGAATTATTGGGGGAATAGTGTTCACTTACGGACAATTAACCAACAAAGTCAACAGCTTAGAGTACCTGAAAGAGTTGTCAGACACAAACATGAACAGGGTTATTGTGCTGGAAACAAAGATTGAAGCCGCACAGACGGCTTTTGAATTATACATAGGGGGACAATAATGTTTGGACTACCAATTGAGATTTTGACGATGCTCGCAAGTACACTTGGGGGTGGCATAATGAAGATGTGGAGTCAGTCACAGGCTGACCTTGCTGACGAGAGAAACCATCGTAAAGAACAATATATGAACGTAGAGGCTAGTATGGAAAGGGCAGGTAAGCTCAACACTCCAGAGGCGTCTTGGGCTAAGAGATTCTTAGTCGTATCATTCATGGCTATGGCCGCTTACATACTAATTGCACCCGCACTAGGAATGTCAACTGTCGTACCAGTAGAGGTTACCTCTGGATTTAAGTTCTTGTTCTTAGATTTTACAAATACAGTTACAGAATATGTTAGCCTAGAAGGCACAGTAGTTCCAGAATGGCTAGGACATGCAATTATGGCAGTCGTAGGCTTATATTTTGGTCAATCTATAACTAGACGTTAAGGAGTCGATATGTCTTTTACTAAAACACCAGAGGTTGATTTCTCATCCGTAGGTTTAATTACAGATGTTCCGAGTCACTCTCTACCTCAAGGGGCATGGAGTGACTGCTTAAATATTAGATGCAAGGACGGTAGTGTTCAAGGTGTTAATGTATTTGAAGATGGATTTCCTTTATTCACTAGTTCTAACACTGGTATTCGAGACGGAAAGGCCATGGCGGTCACCCAGTTCTTGGAGGCCGGTGGTAACAACCTTGTAATAGCTTACATCGTAAAGGATGCTAGTGGAGATGGTCACGTTGTAACGTACAACACAGGAACCTCAACATACTTAAACCTTACTAACGCGCTTACACCTAATCAGTTTACCTTTGATGACAGATACCCTCCACAGATTTATGTGTTCAATGAACTGTTGATTGTTAATCCAGCTAACGATGCTCCTCCAATGTTTTCAGACGATGTGAACACAGCAGGAAGTCTTGTTACGCTACCAAATTGGCCTAGTGATTCTCATGGTTCAAAATTAGTAACAAGAATATTAAAGCCATTCAACAATAGATTGATGGCTATGAATATATTTGAAGAGCACCAAGCAACAGCGGACGACGATGAGTTTCTTCCTATTGATATTTTATGGTCATCCCACATAACTGGGATTGGAAGTATAGATGCCGTAGAGTGGTCTTACGATGGTATTAACACTGCTGGCGATGCCTTTGCAGTTGAGACGCCCGGCAAGATACTTGATGGTGGTCAGCTAGGAGAATACTTTATTGCTTATAAGACAGATGCTGTCATAAGGGTTAGAGAGACTGGTGACACATACGTACTAGCTTTTGAAAGTATCTTTGAAGATGATGGTATTTACTCTGCAAGATGTTTTGCTAATATAGGAAACGCACAGCACTTGGTTATTGGAAACTATGGAGTGTACCTTCATGATGGTCAATCACAGAAAGAAGATATTGCTAAAGGATTATTCCAAGATGTAATGTTTAACTCTGTAAAGGCTACTAAGAAGGACAAGTCGTTCTGCTTCCAACAGACTAGAGATAAAGAAGTGTGGTTTTGCTTCCCATCTAAAACTATTAGTGGCGATGGTTGTGACAGGGCTTTTGTATTTGACTATAGCACTAGAAAGTTACACTTAAGAAGTTTGCCAAACATATCCGATGCTTTTGAAACAGAGCAAAATGGAGAGCTTAAGATTTATGCAGCTAAAGAAGGTGCTGCGGCTGAAATTCAAACACTATCAAGTACGGTGTTTGAGGAAAATGGATTCTTCATAAGGGTTAATGATAACTACAAAGACAGTGCATATAAATGGATAAACGCTATCCATCTTGATTCTATGAATAGTGTACAGATTAGTGTAGTTGGAACCAATAGTATCACTGATACTGCGGTATACTCTTTACAGACATTTAATCCCACTACGGATTATAAGTTAGACTTTAGAACGTCTGGACGTTATATGAATATTAAGGTGCAAATGTTAGGGGCTTCAAACCCATTATTAGGCAGGATGCAATTTGAATTAAAGGTTGCTGGAAAACGATAAAAGGATTACAATATGGCTAAGATTTCAGAAACGGAACTTCAGAGAAAACTAAGAAACGCTAAAACATCCTCTGGAACCACTGGAGGAAGAACTGCTGTTCAGAAGGACGGAGTTTGGGAATACACAAGCCCTGTTATTTATACGGCCTATGCCGATAATATTACTAATCGCTCAACAACCGGTAAGATTCCATCACAAGCAGATGCTGCGGGATTCCAATTGGAGCCGCATGATGCTGGTGGAGAACTGTTAGACTGGAGAGGGCACTTGTTCTCTACAAGTATTTATGAGTCCGGAGATCCAACTGATTACACATGGGAGTTGGCCGACTATACTGGTGTTACAACATCTTTTGAGAGAAGCTATACAACATCTACTAAACTACTAGTTGACGTTGGAAACCCAACCTTTCCGGGAACTGGCATAACTTGGACGTCAATTGCGTCTAACCTAGCCCTTCCAGATAATGCTTATTTTGTAGCAGAGAGGTACACAATTAAAGGAGCAACTTCAGCGTGGATGGTTTATCCTGTTGCTGTTGAGGAGAATGGCTTTGGTCTAATTCCTTACACAATAACTGGTAGAGATGCACCAGCCCTTAATAGTGCTCAGTGGAACACAGATACTTTAACAGCTGTTACTTCTTTTACTGGAAGAACATATTCAACTATTAAAGAGTTCGGATATGGAACAACTATTGTTATTACATACGATGATGGAAAGCTATATGGGCTACTTAAAAAGGTCAGTGGCACTGCATCTTTTGTTGCTCCTGTGGATTACATCGACGGTGCTTTACTTGTAGATACATCAATCATTGCAGACAAGATTGCCAACAACGCTATCACGGTTAATAAGATTCTTAACGACTCTATTAACGCTGATAAGATTGCTGATAATGCAGTCACTACAGCAGCGATTATTAGCAACGCCATCAATTCAGATAAGATAGCTAACAACGCTGTAACATCTAATGAGATAGCTGCAAACACTATTGTTGCTAACAATATACAAGCTAACGCAATAGGTGCTAACGAGATAGCTGCAGATGCTATCACTGCTAATGAGATAGCCACAGACGCTGTTACGGCCAACGCCATTCAGGCAGGATCTGTTGGTGCTAATGAGATAGCTGCAAATAGTATCACAGCAGGTGAGATAGCTGCAGACGCTATCACTGCAAGCGAAATAGCTGTAGACGCTGTAGAGGCTTCAAGTATTAAGGCTGGAGCTGTCACAACAAACAAGATAGAGGCTTTAGCAATAACTGCTGAAACTATAGCGGCAAATGCCATCATATCAGACAAGATTGCAACAAATGCTATCACCTCTGGAAAACTATTAATAACCGGAACAGGCAATGTCTCAGAAGTAATCACACCAGCTTATATTGGTGCACCAACTACTGCTGCATTAGCAACTGTAATTGGCGATGTTGCAACTGCACAGAGTACGGCTGACGGAAAGATAAACTCTTACTTTCAGGACGCTGCACCAACTAGTTTAACTGCTAGTGATGAAGGTGACTTATGGACAGACACCCTTGCTGCAAATAACAATGAATCATATAGATGGTCAGGAACCGCTTGGGAAGCTATTGCTGACGGTGGTATCGCAGATGCTATTGCAAGCGCTGCAGCTGCACAAAGTACTGCTGATGGAAAGGTCACAACCTTTTATCATGATGATCCTCCAACTGCTGAAGGTGAAGGTGACTTATGGGTAGACACTAATGATAGTAACAAACTACATAGGTGGAATGGAAGTGCTTGGCTAGATATTCATGATACAACATACTCCTCAATAGGTAGTATTACAGGAGGCATTTCAGCCTCTCAAGTTGCAAATGCTGTAAATACAAACTCAACAACAGTTGATGGCGGAAAGATTACAGCCGCCTCTATTGGAGCTTCACACTTAATTGTCAGTGGCGCAAACGCTGTTGAACTTGATGGTCTTAAAACATTTAGACAAACAACATCACCAACAGCAGAGAATGAAGGCGACCTATGGTATGACAGTGATGACCATAACAAACTATACAGGTGGGACGGCTCTACTTGGGTCTCAAATCAGGACAATACGGTTGCTGACAATATCTATTCGTCTGGCACAACCTATATAAATGGTGGTATTATAACTACAGACACAATTTCAGGCAATCATATTCAGGCTGGAGAGATTGATGCTGGCCACCTTAGTGTTGATTCTGTAACTGTAGATAAGATAAACGTTGATGGGCAATTAGACATTAGCGAATCGACAGGCTCGTTCACTTTTAAGAAGACAAAGTATAGTGATTATTCAACAAACGGTGTCTTCCTAGGAAACAGAACAGGTAGCAACATACCCGTGTTCTTGGCAGGAAGCACTACAAGCTATATCCAAGTGGATGATGGTGGTGTAACTATCGTTGGTGCAGATTTTGCTGACTCAACAACTATTTCAACACCAGCATTGCCTAATGTTCCAACGGAATATAATACTAGTGGTCAATTTACCTTTCCTATCTCTAGTGCTTACGACACGCTAACTTTTGAACTATCTGGTGCAGGTGGTGGTGGTGGTGGAGCTCGTGCAGGTGGTGGTAGTACCTCGGGTGGCGTAACCGGTGGACAAACCAAAGTAGAAATTTTAGATGGTAATGGTGCTGTTGTGAGTGGTGCAACATGGACAGCGAACGGTGGTTCAGGTGGTGGACATAACACAACCGTAGCTTCTACTAGATATGGTGATGATTTTGACGTCTCACCAGTTGACACATTTTTTACAGGTGATGGCGGTACGGGAACCCCTTCAAACCCAAGTAGTGGTACTTCCCATACTGGTAGCGTTGGTGGCGCGGTATCGTCTGGAGGCGAGGGTGGTGCTGATGGCGCATCTTGGTCTGACTTTGATGACGATAGGTTTGGTGTTGGCGGTAGTGCTGGTAGCTTCTCCTCACCAAGTGCTTACACCCTACAAAGTTCTCACCATTCTGTAAGAGTGACGGTTGGAACTGGCGGGAATGGTGGTAGTGGTGCTGCTAGTGGTGGTAGAGGCGCCCATGGTGCCGTTCGTATTTCAGTAACTTTACATTAGGTATAGTCATGTATATAATAACAGATAGAAAGACAGGAAGAGTGTTAAGGACTGGCCTAAGCCGAAGTGAAATGCAAGGCATTATCAATACTTCAATGGACTTCGCTGAAGACAGTGAGCATGGTGTTGTAACTATTGGAATGAAGTACGACAAAAGCTCTAATAGTTTTGTTGACATGACAGATAGTGATGTTAGAGACATTAGGGCTAAAATACTTAAAGATACAGATTGGCGAGCCACTGTTGACTATCCAAACACAGACCAAAGTGCTTGGCTTGAATACAGACAGGCGCTAAGAGATATGCCACAGAATAGCTCTGTGGTATTCCCACAATCACCGGAGGGTGTTTAAAAGATGTATGAGATAAAGCAAGTAGTCGGGGAAGATATCCTGATTAGATACAACAGCCTCAAGGTTGAAATTGATAGGGCGATGGAGCATTCTGACGGAGAGTGGAATGCTTCTCAAATTGTTACTAAATGCATTACTGACCCAGTTAACTTTCATATATGGGAAGTGTGTATAGATGGCTCTCCAGTTGCTATAGCGTCTACTAGGGTTATGTATTACAATAGTTTCACAGCCTTACATATAACAACACTCGGAGGTTCTGGATTGTACAATCACATGACGGACCTAATCGAAGAGTTTGAGGCAAAGGTAAGAGGGTACAAGAATATTGACTTTCTAGAATATACAGGACGGAAAGGGTTTCTTAAACAACTCACAAAGTCTGGTTGGAGAGAGACATACACTACTATGAGAAAAGATATCAGGGGGAATAATGAGTGATTTTGACCTTGGCGAATTCATTCCGCCAGTTAAGTATGACAATACACGACTTCTTAGTTTTTTAAAAGAGAAGGAAGACCTGAGACTTGAGGGTTATCACGCAACAAAGGATGAGGCAAAAGACGAACTAGTGACTGTTGGTTGGGGCTCTACTAGGCGTGTTGGACTTGGCGACAAGATTACAGAAGAGCAAGCTGAAGAGTTTTTTAAACAAGATGTTGGTGATGCTGAAGGGCATATTCGAGATCTTGTTAAAGTACCACTTAACGATAACCAAAGAATGGCTCTTGTGTCCTTGGTCATGAATATTGGTAGACAGAGACTGTTAGATTCAAAAGCTTTAAAGAATCTAAACAATGGAGATTACAAAGGCTTCTTATTTGAAGCTAATGATCCAGCAATGGGTTTTGTAAAGGACAGGAAAGGTGGCGAGATACTTGGCGGACTTCTAAAAAGAAGAGACGATGAAGGGAAGATGTTTAATGGAACCCTTTGGCCAGAAGAAGAGCGTGACTGGCAGAAAGAGAACTTGGGAGCGTTTGACACAACAAACGACAGGTTCGACGAATTATATTTAGGAAACTAGGAGACCTATGCTAAATACAAAAACAAAGATTTATGACGGTGTTACATTCGATATGAGCACTGGAGATGTTATTAGTCACGGTAAGGTTTCTTACGTTGATAGTAACAAGGTGGCTTACACAAAAGGTGGAGACACTACACAAACGACTACGATGGACCCTGCATTAACAGCGGCAGCAACAAAGATGCTTGGCCACGCAAGTACCGCTTACGAAAATGGTGAGCTTGGTGGTGTTGCTGAGTTAAATCCATTAGCACAACAAGCAATTGACCAAGCAGGTGGTGTTGCATCTAATCAAGACCAATTAGCAGCCAACATGATGGCTCAGGCTAACCAAGGCGTTGACCTATCAGGCATGAAGACTAAGTACTCACTTGAGGCTCAACAAGCTCTTGGTGGAAACGCAATGGGCGCTTCTGCAACTGGAACTATGGGTGGTCAAAGAGAAAGGTTTAACCAAGCCGGTATTCAGAACAATCTTGCAGCTAATTTTGCAAGTGTTGACCAGACGGCAGCACAGCAGAACATGGCATTCAACCAAGCGGCTCAAGCAGCTCAAAGCACTGGAATTCAAACATTAGGTCAGGTTGGACAAGCTCAACAGACTTATAACCAACAAGTGGCTGACGCGGAAGGCAAAGCTTTGGAGCAATACGCTCAAACATTTGGTCAGGCTGGCAACTCATTCGGTAAAACTGTTACGCAGACCGGAGGTAAGTAATGAACTGGTCAGACCTTGACCTTGGCTCAGTTTTTGACTATAAAAAATTAGCCGAGATGAAGATGGACGATGAGGTTGTTAAGGGTGTCACTAATAGTGATATTGCAACTAGCGGTATTGGAGCATTGAACTCTGGCAACTGGGGACAAGCTGCGGCTGGACTAGCTGGTAAAGCTGCTGGAACTGCTGTGTTAGGACCAGTCGGTGGTATGGTAGGTGGAGCTGTAGCTAGTTATTTGACACAAGGTCCACAGCCAATGACTATATGGGATTAAGGAGAGTGTTATGACACCAGAAGAATTAGAAAGATTAAAGATGGAAGGTATCAAAGGATATCTTTCAGGAAACCTCTCACAATCAAGAACAGCTGAGATTTCAAATGCTGTACAAGAAGGTTCGGTAAAACAAGTAACCAGTCAAACCTCAGCATTTGATCTAAGCCCAGAAAACAGATTTACACCAATGATTGCAGCACAAGCTAATAACAAAGGTGTGAACACAGAAAACCTTGAAACAGGGAAAATATCTGATTCAATATTTGACCAGATAGGAAAATGGTGGGACGGAGATAAGGCAACTAGTGCTGTAGCAGAATCTCAACCAACGTTTCGACTTAACCCAGAAGCAAACAGAGCAGCATTTGATGCGTTGAACGAAAAGTATCCATCAGCTAACTTTAATATGTACCTCCCGGATGTAGACTGGTCTAGTCCAGAGGCAGAGGCGAAGTTTCAAGCTACTGTTCCAGATAACCTTGCAGTAGACCCTAGAGGGACAAAAGAAGGTATAGTTGTCAATACTACTAACGCTGAGTCTGAGTTGGTAAACCCTAGAGTCACGGCAAGACAGAACGTTCAAGAAAGAGACGCAGCTGTGAAAGCGGATGTGCAAGCATTTGAAGACGTTTTTGGAGAGAGTGGCGGTGATGTTCGTGCAGAATATAATGAACATAAAGACACTATTGAAGCTCTAAGCGGACTACAAGAGAGATATAATGCTCTGACCCCTGCTCAACAGAAAGGTCGTGTTGGATTGGGATTATTAAAGAGGATTGAAGACCTTTCGGTTAATAAAAGCGAAATAGAAGAAAGTATTTTTGAAACTGAAGAGGCTGTATATTCTACTAAGGTTGATACTAAGCAGAAAGAAGAAGCCAAACCAGCGGCCACAAAAGAAGAGGTTTATAGCGGTTTAGGCGATGCAGCAAAGAGCTATCAAGTTCACACCGACGCAGGTGATGCTGAGGGTCAGGCGAATGTTGAAAATGGAATCATTAAAGAGATCGAGAGAAACAAAGGCGACGAAGGCTTCTTAGACAAACTAAACTCTTGGATTGTAGATAACCCTGCATTAGCCAGTGGTATCGGAAATGCCCTTGTTGGTTTTATTTCAACAGGTAGCGCCTATAAAGCTTTAGGTCTTGGTATTCAAGGCTATATAAATGGTGTTGGCAAGGCTGACGCAGACAAGAAGGCATGGGACAAGATTGGTAGAGACTTGATGATTGATGATGGAGCCACACCGGCTTCTGTCAAGAAATATCTAAAGACTCAGAACATTGAGGACCTTGTATTCTCTAAAGCGCCTCCTGAGATTAAATCAGACTCTCACGGCTCTAAGTGGGTTGGCGGAAGAAGGTATGAGTTTTGGAATACCCAGCAAGGTATATGGATTAGAAACCCTAATGGAACAGGTTATATTCCAGCAAAGTATTTGTCTGAGGACTTTCAAAGGTATCCAGACTTTGACAAATCAATACACACAAAGAAAGGTAGAGATGAAGCTCAAAATCAATATGCCAAGGAACAAGCCAACATTGTAAGCAATGTTATGATAGATTCTGGAGTGCCAACTCATAAGGCAAACGCTCTTCATACAAACCATATTGGAAACGCAATAGATTCGCTACGCACAGCATACGGGCTTGACTTTACAGACCCAGCAACCAGAAACGCTGCTGGCATGGCGATGCAGAGCCATGTTAACTCTGAGGCCGCTAGGTGGCATACCTTTAAAGATAAGCACGATGAAAAGGAATATCACAAGTTCAAGTGGGATACTAACTATAAAGCCGCTATTGAGAAAGGGATGATTAAACAGCAGCTTGCTAGTAACTCTCTTCCACAGGAGATATTGCTTAACAAGGATGGCGAAGTTGACAAGAAAGGTACTTCAAAGTTGTACAGGAAGATTAACAACTTTATTAACCACCCAGACAACAAAGGAAAGACGCAAAACCTTGGTTCTGCAATTAAAACCATTTATAACGAATGGGTTACAGAGGTTCATGGTGGAAACAAAGAAAACGCTTTGAAGCACAACAAGGGAGAAAGTGCATTTTTAAGGTGGGCTGATGAACACGCAGACTTTGTGATTGAACCACCTGAAGACAAATAGGCAACACTAATACCGGAGAATACATGGCAAACATTAATCTAGCAGCGCGTGATGACACCTTTATTGATACAGAGGTTGGCAAATATGCCTTTATTGATAACGATACAATTAAAAATGATGAGGGACACTCTGTTAGACTAAAAGGCTTAGCAGGTCCAGAGACATCAAAGTTTCTTAAGCACGATGGACTGTTTGGCGATGAGTACTCTATATCTTCCGGTCAATACAAGGGAGACCTTAAGACAAAACAAGTAGGTCAGATTGCAAATGAAGGTGGGTACAACAAGCTTGTACTCACTGGCAATCAAACTCATGGAAGAGATGAGGGTGACCTTGTGAACGAGGAGGGTCAAACACTCTCTGACAGGCTTATATTCGAGGGCATTATTGACCCAGCAACTAATGAGGGCCTAAAGAAAAGCGAGCTTGGAAGAATACATAGAGCATTAAGTGGCGAAGGTGATGACATATACTCTCAGGCACGTGCAGAGGAAGCTCAGAAAGATAGAGAGCAGTTTATTGGCTGGAAAGGGCAAGCCATTGATGAACAAGACCTTATGGAGTACAATCAAGCAAGAGGCTTGGTCTCTGACGGTACTTGGGGTCAGTATGTTCAAAACTCAGTTCAATTCAGGTCTAACGATAGAGATATAAACAACCAAGCAAACAGTGCATTCTCTACAGGTCTTGAATCAGGTCTTAATAACATCGCCTCGTCTGCTTATGGCTTTGCCAGCCTTATTGGAGATATGGTTAATAATGAAGAGTTGTTCGACTGGGGTCAAAGAAATGCAGAGCATTATGAGATTGAGAATGAACAGTTAGGTCATTATGTAAATACTATTGGAGATGTTGATAGTCTTGTAGACTTTGGAAGATACACAGCTGGAATGTCTGGACAGATGATTCCGTATCTTGTTGGCTTATTTGGCGCTACAGTTGGTGGTATTGCAGTTGGTACTGCTACTGGTGTAGCCGCTCTAGGAACAGGTATAGCTGTTGGTATCCCTTCAATTATCTATGCTGGTGAATCATACCAAGGAATGGAAGGAGACATGACTGAGCGCGGTGTTGGCTGGGCTTTGTCAGCAGGTGTTGCTGCGACTCTTTTAGATAGGGCTGGACTAAGAGGTATGCTAGATGTTAAAGACGTCTTGTCAAAAGATATTACTGAGCAATTAGTAAAGTCATATGCAGCTAAACAAAACATACCTGTAGATAAGGCAAGAACATTTTTACAACACCAAGCCAATGCAAGAGTTGTTAGTGCTTATGCAAAACTCAATGGTATTGGATTCGCTGAAGCTAAAAAGAAGATTGGAGACATAACTGCTGACATTCAACAAGAATTGATTAAGTTCTTAGGAGACAAGGCGTCACTAACACTTAACAAAAGACTTTTGGCTAAGCAAGCAGCTAAATCTTTTGGAACTTCTGGTGTTAAAGAGTCATTCACAGAGATGGGTCAAGAGGGTTCTATATACGCATCACAGGTTTTAGGTTCTCAAAAAGAATTTAATTCTGACGAGTTGCAAGACATCCTTATAAACTCAGCTACTGGTGGCTTTATACTTGGTGGCGGCATTGGTGGATTCCACGGAACTGGGTCATCTTACGCTAAATTTCAACAAGCCAAAAGAAACATAAGTGTTTCAGATGGGTTTCATGATAGAAACTTTTATGGAAACAACACAGAGGTTAACTATCAGACTATAGTTGATCTGGCTGACAAGGAGTTTGAAAGAATCAAGGCAGAAAATCCTGATGTAGATATTGATGTTACAAAAGAAGGTGAGAAAGATTATAAAGAGGGAACTCTACTAGACTCTGTTAAAGAGAAAGGCGTAGTTAAAACAGCCAAAGAGTTTCCCGGTAGGTTTGCTAGAAAGTTTGGTGAGATTATTCAAGATAAGGCAGACGGCCTGTCTGATGACGCCAAGTTTACTTTGTTTACATTGCTAGATAACTTTGCTCCATCTAATACATCACATATGGCTGGAGTAAACTTTGGAAAGCTAAAAAGATCTTTGATTGGAAGTCTGAATAGAGAGGTTGGTAATATAGAAGCTAAGCTTATTGCCAAGATAGGAAAGAGGGTCAACAAAAAGTCTAAGCAAGATGTTTCTGATATGCTAGTTGCATTTCAAAGACTTCAAGAGAAGAAAGGTGAAGAGCCACTTACTGCTAAAGACCTTCCTGAGAATCTTAAGCCACATTTAGATGAATTGCACGATGCTAGCAATAAGATAAATCAAGCCACAGACACTCTTCTTCAGATTGTTGAAAGACAAACAGGTACAAAGGTTGGAAGACAGGGTAATTACTTTAGTAATGCTGTTCAGTTAGATATTGATAAGATAATCAAAAAGAAAGCTAAGTTCATTCAAGATGTTTTAATAATTCATTTAGGAATGACTCAAGCTGACGCTTTGCAGTTTTATGATGACCTTGTTAACAGTCCTAAAGGGTACGACCCAGAAAAGCTAAAAGAACTTGGGTTTAAAAACACATCAGGTCCTCAGAATCTAAAGAGAGCAAATGCTGGTCTTAAGAATTTTAAAGATATTGATGAGTTTACTTATGACAATAAGTTTGACCAGTTGGTTGGTATAGTTGAGAACAATATTAACTACGCCATTGATACTAAGTATCTTGGAAAGAACAATGAGAAGTTAGACAAGGCTCTTCAGGTGCTTAAACAACAGATGGGAGACCAGTGGGATCCTAGAATTGCAACTTGGATTAAAGATTCAATTGCTGCTGAAAGAGGTGATTACAAGCCTGTTAAGAATAAGTACCTAAGAGAAATGCAATCTTGGATATCTTGGTATAACGCCACTACTCAGCTAAACACAACTCTTCTAGCGTCACTACCAGAGCTAGGTATGGTTATGTTTGGAAAGAGAGCTAAGTCAAACAACGAGTTAATATTAGACGCCACAAAAGGTGTTAGTGGTAAATGGTTGCATGACTTTAGAAGAATGAAGTCTAAAGTTCTTAAAAACTCTGGCTTCAGTGAGGAGAGTGAGAATAGAGCTGTAGAAGATTTTTACAGATATCAATACGCTCACGGCTCTCAAGGTGCTGTAGCTCAGTTTGATATTGAGATGGGTAATGGCAGGTCTAGGAAGTTTAGAGAGAAGACTTTAGAGGCTTTCTTTAAGCTTAACCTCCTAGGACCATTTACAGACGGAACTCGTATCGCTCGACTAGCTATGGCGGTTGATGCCATCTTTAGTGATATAGAGATTATGATAAATCACTACAACGGTTCCCAAAGGGTTTCCAATTATGCAGCTGACGCTTTTGCTAGGCTGAGAGATTTAAATGTAAATCCTACGGATATCTCTAAAAGGTATGATAAGCTTGTAAATAATATGAAGAATGACCCTATGGTCGACAAAACAGACGCACAGTCTATTCATGAGTATATCGTAAAGAACGACCCAGAGTTGTTAGAAATACTAGATATTGCACGTAAAAGTTACGTTGACAACGCTCTAGCAAACCCTAACCCTGTTGACAGGCCTTTATGGTATTCTAATCAGCACTTTAGATTGATGACACAGTACAATGGTTTTCTTTCAACATTTTCTTCTCATATTCTACCAAGAGTGTGGAGAGAGATTAAGCAAGGAAACCCTTCAGCAAGATACAACGCTGTAGCTGCTGTAGCTGGTATGATGGCTCTTGGTTTTATTGGTCAGTCACTTAAAGATGAGGTTGATAGAGAGGGTGAAACACCTGAAACTTTAACTGAAATGGGATTCTACCAGAGAGGAATAACAGCATCAGGCTTGTTAGGAACTTCTGAAAGGTTCTTAAACATTGTCCACCCTTTATATAGGTCTTATGAAACAGTTCCAGAACAAATGTTTGATGAGATTGCAGGACCAACATCTGGATCTGCTGGAAAGATATACAGGGCTTTAGAAACAATAGCTGAAGGTAACAACCTAAGGCCAGTGCAATACGGTAAGTTGACTCCTTATGGATCCACTTTGAACTCGTGGAGCAATATAGGAAACAATATCATTGGAGATAAATAATGTCAAAGTTTAATATTAATCTAGGATTAAGGGATAAACAAAACCTTAGTGCAGAGAATGTGGCAAGTGCCAATGCAGTGCTGGAGAGGATGAGCCGAACAGCCTCAGCAAAGAACCCTCAGGATGATGCTTATGCAGGTCTTGAGGGGACTGAGGTTCCATATAGTGAAGAGCTTAACAATGTGCTTACTAGGACTGTTAATAGAACAAAGAAAGACTTACCAACAGATGACCTTGCTCAAAACCCAGCTGTCTACGCTGGGACGCTCAATCAAATCAATCAGGCAGAGGATAATCTTAACACTACAGACCTTGGCATTAACCCCTCAAGCGACATCAAAGGTCCTTTTGCTGAGGGTGCAAACCAATCTCCTGAGGAGGCTCTTAATACAGCAGCCGCTGGGAACTTAAGAACTATGGAGACCGGTGAATGGGTAGAGAATTTCGCACCTGAGTGGACTGGTCAGTCTAAGGCGCTTATGCACGACCAAGTAGAGTCGTTTCTTGGCTACTCTGCTGAGGTAAACAAAAACGCTCAAAAGCTGTCAATTGGGTTAACAGGGCCTCAAAGAATAGCGTTTAGTCGGAACTTGGCTGAAGAGAACGGATTAGACCCTAACTCTGTTGGTGAATACCTTAATGGATTTATTGTAAACTACGCACACCTTCAAGAAAAGGGCGTACCTCAAGCTCTTACAGATATCCATATGGCTGCGATGCTACACGTTGGTATGGAGAACAAATGGATGTCTGCACAGACTAAAGAACAAAGGGATGTCTTACAACCCGGACAGGTTGCTGTAGACTATGAAACTGAGCTTGGAGCGTCATCTCGTACAGATGAAAAGGTTGGTAGGTTAATACACAAAACACTTGGTATTCAATCTGACTCAAAGATGGACGTGATTGGAGGAGCTATAGCTAGAAAGCTAGTTGTAGATACTCATGGTGGTGATAAACTATGGGGAGTAGCCAGAATAGCCACATCCAAAAGAGATGATCAAGGGGTTCAGCATACAGCAAATGTTTCTGTTTTAACCAGAGAGGGTGTTGCTAAAGCCAAGTCGATGAGGGGATTGATTGAAACAATGATACCGTCAACCCTTAAAGAGCCTAGGTTTACTCGTACAGAAGAGCCAGCAAACTTTGTAAGGCCATCTAAAGGAGATCCAAAGAAAGACTATGGAAGGTTTAAGTTTGTAAACAAAACCATAGATATTCTTGATAACACACCCGGAAGAGCGTCAACGCTTGTAGCTAATGTTCTCAATATCATTCAAGATACTAAAGCCTTTCAAGAAGAGGGTTTCTTAAATATCAAGAAAGATGGAAAGGGCGGAGAGAAGACTGTTCAACTGGATGAGGCTACTGGACAGTACAAGCCATACAAGGGTAACGAGATAAAAAGAAGAGCTGCAAACAATGAGATAGCGTTCGCCTTTCATATGAACAATGCCTTTTCGTATAATGACCACTTCTTAGGGACTAACAACAGGTTCTATGCTAGAGGCGTTCATTTTAACGGAGCTAGTGTTGGAAACTATCAGGCAACCAAGTCCGCTAGAGCTATGCTTGAAGGGCTCCCTGTCGAGTACAATATAGATCCAAACCCAGCAGGAAACAGCAAAGATGGAAGTAATGATCTTCAGAATCTTAAGGCTGGAATCATGAAGAAGTTTGGAAAGCCATACAGTACAACACGATATGGAGTTAGAGAAGCTGCAATGGTGTTTGATAAGAGGGTTGCATACTGGGCAGAGTTAATGAAAGATGATGCCGCTATCCATCAGAACAAAGAGGAAATTGCACAAGAAGCTATTAGAGAGTTTGCAGATGAGCATAACAATAAAGGTGAGGGCGAAGGCTACATGGCTGTTAGTGCAATGGTTGAGGCCGTTAAGCTTCACCAAGCTATGCAGGTAAACAAAAATAGAGCGAGAGCTGGCCAAAAGGCACTTACTTATCGGTCTGGTTTTTATACAGAGATTGATGGTATCGCTAATGGTATTGGTCATAATACATTACAAGGTGGTGGGTCTGAGCTTATCCAAAGGGCGGTTGGACTATACTCTCCAAAAGAGTTGGCGCAAGTTGCAAAAGATGTTAAAGATGGCATTCACAACCCTGATGATGTATATGAGTTAACAACGGATGGTGCTATAGCGGCCTTAACAAGCAAAGGTTGGAACGATGAAAGACAAGCAAAGGTAGATGCAGTTCTTTCCTTGTTCACACTTGACCGTGGTTTCGGTAAGAAGCCAATGATGATCTTTGGTTATGGCGCTCGTGAGGCAAGGATACTAGATGCTGTTGGTGATTGGGTTGATGAGCAGATAAACAAAGACCCTGATTTGGCGAGAGCTATCGCAGACTCGGGTGTTATTAACTTGGAAGATGTTAAGCAAATTCTTGGATGGGGAGCTAACAGCGCTGTAGAGGAGACGTTCACATCTGTCAAGCTTCTGAATTCGTTTATGCAAGAAACTGCACAGATTGCAATCAATGCTGGCTTAGAACCTTGGTTTACTATGAGAGAGGGTCATCGCATTAACTTTGGTGAGTTTATAGATGAAATAATCCCGGGCGCAGGAATTCCTATAAGATATCAAGAGGGTAATAGGGTAGGAGACGACATGAATGTCACAGCCTATCCTAGATTTAGAGGTATTCAGGGCAAGAGTAACAAGTCTGTTACACAGGCTGGAGTTCTTCCAACACAGGCTCAGGATGGTATTAATATCGGAACCTCTTTTCAAAACATGGAGAGATACTTCGCCAAGCGTGGTAATGCTAGAAAAGGAGCTGGAGGTCACCAAGTGTTTGATGGTATCTTTATGACACCTAAAGACGCTCCAAAGTGGGCAAAAACTCTAAATGATGACTTTTACGACATCAACAAAAGCTTTAGTTTTGCTCAAGAGTTTTACGACCAGTTGATGACTGAAGCAGCATTTAGAAATGCAGACAAAAAGGGGATTTTAGGCATGTTAAATGCAATTAATAACGCTAGAAGATCTGTGCTTGGTAGAGTTAGTAAGGAAAATGTAAGACAATTCTATTGGGACCATTAAAATAAAAAATACCCACCGAACACTTAATTGTGTCTGGTGGGTATTTTTTTATCTAATAGCCTCTTTGGGCTGTTACATTCTTTAAGTTCTTTTTAGCTTGAATCATACCATCCTTGGCCAGCTTAGTAGCTAAGGACATAGCCTCACCGGGTTCCATGCCAGCTTCTAGGTTTGCTTTGGTTTCTGCTTCAATATTCTCTCTGTAAATCTTATCAATCATGTAGTCATTGATTTTAGGCGTACCACATAAACTCTCTGGTACACCATATTGTTCGCAATAATCAGAGTCTTTAACTCCGTGTATTGACATTATGTTATGATCTCTTGACATTCGTCTTCTCCTTTTTTGTTTGTATCAATCCATTCGATTAGGTGTTGAACTGGATGTTTGTCACCAACTTCAAATGGTCCATACTCTGTAATTATGGTTGTCTTCTCACCCGTGTGGTCATCAACAATTGTAAACACGGCTTTACACAAGGCCACTACCTGTCCTCACTAACCATATTAAAACCATGAATAGCTGCTGACTTCAATAGGCTTTGTATGGTTGTCTCTGCAGCGTCTACCATTGAATCTGATGCTACAGTTGATTCTAGAACCATTCTAGCTTCCTTTAGCATGACAGATAGTCCGGCAGAAATTGCTTCTGTGTTTTCTAACATATTATTCTTCTCCGTGTGTTGTAAGTGCCTTCCATGACACTGGGTATAGTGGTTTTACAATGTCTTGAATAAGCATTGCCAGTTCTGTTACTTCTTGTTGGGCTCCATCATGAGTCCTTTGTGTATAAAATCTTGCGTAAGCCGCTAAAGAGCCTGTCCAGTACCATTCGGTATAAACACCTTGTGGTAGTACGAACCTTGCTTGCTCTGGAGCGACACCTAGCTTTAATAAAGAATCATAATTAAAAAGGGCTGTCTTACACCCATCTCTATACGATGCCTCTACTAACCATAGGTTACTACCTATCTCTCCAGAAGAGCCTTGCTTGGCTCCATCGGTAGGGGCTTTTCTCCATTTAGGCATAAAGAGCTCTGGAGGGTCTGAAACATATCTTCTGCTTATTTCATTCTCAGTAAAGCCAACTTTGTGTTTGAAACATTGTGTTCTTATGCTTATTGGTGCTTTAATTCTTAAAGTAATCTGCGGGTGTGCAAATGGTGTCCAATGGTTATGAGATGCTAAGTACTCTATTAGCTTTTCATCCTTGGAATCAAAAGTATCTTTGTGTTTATTGAAAGAAACTCTTGCTGCGTTTGCAACTGTTGCGTCACTACCCATACTATCTACTAGTGTTGCATTCATTCAGGTGGCTCCCCAATGTTTCTTAAATTACCTATAGAGTCTATTTCTGGAAGTACGTCATCTAGCTTTTTAACGTACTCTCTGTGCTGTTGACATAGTAGAAGCTCTTCATCAGTAAGTAATAACCTTTCTAATACTTCACTTAAGGTGTATTTTTTACCCCATATTTTCTTCTCTTCTGGTTCGTTCATTATCTCTCCCAATGGCAGGACAACCCTATAAACATAAGGTTGCCATGTTTTTGTTTAGCCTCCAAATACTAGCATCAATACCACAATGCCAGCAAATACCAAGGTGCTACTTTTAGCAGCTAAGACTTTATCAATTAAAACTTTTAAGTCATCCATACGTATTACTCCTTATTAATTCCAACCCCACTCACCAGTCATACCAGACTTTGAATAGTCTGTGACTGTCTTCTCAAAGAAGTTACTCATCGAATCACCTGATGTTAACTCCTCTACCCAAGGCAAGGGGTTTGTCTTTACCTTGAAGTTTCCTTTAAATCCCATCTGGATTAGACGCCTGTCCGCCAGATACCTAATGTACTCTTTAACTTCAGCTTTGTTAAGACCATCCACACTTCCAGCCTTATAAGCAAGATCGATAACCTTATCCTCCAGCTTAACAATGGTCCTTGCCATTCTGTAAATCTCTTTCTTAAATTCATCGTTTACCAACCTTGGGTGCTCCGCTACAAACTCACGGAATAGTTTACTCATACCTTCAACATGCATAGTCTCGTCTCTGATACTCCATTCAACTACCGTGTTCATTCCTTTCATCTTGCCGTACCTTTGATAGTTTAACAGCATAACGAACGCACTGAAGAGGGACACACCCTCGTTGAATACACTTAAAGCTAGAGCTTTCGCTAATCCGTGCTGTGTGTTCACGTCTGCGTCCTTCATAAACTCTACCTTCTTTACCATGGCGTCGTACTCAAGAAACATGGAGTACTCACTCTCATGAAGTCCAAGTGTGTCGTTAAGTAGAGCATAGGCTCGTTGGTGTATGCCCTCTCTAGCTGCAAAGGACAGTAGCATAGACCTAATCTCATTATTCATAAACTTAGGTATATACAGTGTTGAGTAATTACCAGCAACCACAACATCAGACTGTGTAAACAATCTGAGTATCTGTGTAATGTGGTTCTTCTCAATGTCTGATAGTGACCCATCCTTCCATTGAGTTATATCATCAGCTAAGTTTATTTCACTCTCAGTCCAATGCAAGTCCTCGTGCTGCTCTGTAAGCTCCATAGCCCATGGGAACTTAAAGGGCTTATAGGTTTTATTCTCTTCTAATAGACTCACTTATTTCTCCTAATTATCAGATAGCCTCATCTCAATATGTCTTATTCTGTGACAATTGGGACAAAGCATATCGCATTTCTCTGCTTCTCTTTCAACCTTATCCTTAGATAGGGCAATCTTTGAAGAAACGTTGAATAGTTTTTTGCTTGGGTCTCTGTGATGGTAATCAAAGAAACCAACTGTCTTGCTAGTCATTCCACAATCTAAACATTTGTAATCATTCTTTGCGTAAAAGTATAGCGTTCTTTCTATCTTAACACTTGTCTTAGTTTTTGAGCCACACTCTCTACATTTGTATTGAAGCCCTCCCCGAAGCTTGCTACTCTTAGCAAAACACTCCAGCTCTTTGTCTTCTTTACATGTGTTACATTTTTTTAACCTTGGCAACTTAAGCATTCGTCATCCTCTACAAAGTCCTTGAGAGCAATACGTTCAACCTGTTTGCCCACATTCTCAGCGTTACTACTTGCTGATGTGCGTAGGTAATACAGACCTTTTAGTTTATTCTTCCAAGCCTTGATGTGGACTTTATTAACATAAGACTTATCACTTCCAGAGGGAAAGAATAGGTTCACTGATTGACCCTGACAGATAAACTCCTGTCGTTGTGCGGCTTGTTCAACTACCCAGCTCTGGTCAAGCTCAAAGGCAGTCTTGAAGACGTCCCTCTCCCACTCAGACAGATAGTCAAGTTGCTGAACAGACCCTTCATGGTGTCCAATGTTTCTCCACTCACGATCTAGCCAGTCCTTGTCTTTCCCAAGTCTTAGTCGGTGCTCTTCTAGTACAGCTTCAAGGTGTTTGTTCTTGATAAAGTGTGAGCCAACCCTAGTCTTGTGCGTGTAAGCATTTGACTTAATAGGCTCAATAGAAGCTGAGGTGCCAATGATCATCCCGCTATTAGCATTAGGAGCAATAGCAAGGAGATGAGAGTTCCTGTCACCAGTGCCGGTCCCATCAGGATACTCTCCTCTAGTTTTAGCAAGTTCTTTAGTAGCTTCAACGGCCTTCTCCTTAATATGTTTGAATAACATCTTGTTCTGGCCAACAGCCATCGAAGATTCCCAAGGGATATTCTTTGATTGCAGGTACGAATGGAAGCCCATTGCGCCCAAACCTAAGCTACGTTCTTGATAAGCCGAGTGAGTAGCTTTAGCTAACTCCCTAGGAGCACTATCAATGAAACAAGTGAGAACATTGTCCAACATAGTAATAAGGTCAGCCACGATTGAGGTTTCTTTCCACTCATCATACATCTCCAAGTTAAGTGACGAGAGACAACATACCGCTGTACGATTTTCATCTGTTGGTAGGTGAATCTCATTACATAGATTACTTCCACGAATCTTTAACCCTTTCTTTTTAAGACTTTTTGGAAGATGCTTATTAGCCTCGTCGATGAAGTTAATGTACGGCTCGCCCGTTCTAAACCTCGTCTCCAGAATGCGTTCCCACAATTCTCTAGCAGGTACGCTATCGCGTACAGAACTATCATTTGGATCAACCAAACTCCATACACCACCACTAACAACGGAATCCATAAAATCAGTACAAACATTAACAGCATTGTTAATATTAAAGCACTTACGGTTGCTATCGCCTCCCGTAGGTATTCTAATGTTAAGAAACTCAATAATGTCTGGGTGACTGACGTCCATATACGCTGCATAACTTCCTTTTCTTGTTTGTCCTTGTTTGTAAGCAGTCATTGCTGAGTCTGCTACTTTAATAAACGGTATTGGTGATGGTGCTTTATCACTTACTGCACGAACATCCGACCAATGACCTCCAACTCCTCCACCTTTTACACTAAGCCAAGCCAGTTCTGCTTGATGATCAATAAGTCCACCAAGAGTATCAGGTACATAGCTAAGAAAGCAAGATATAGGCATGCCTTTAGATTCCTCTTCGGGGTTAGGAGCATTGCTAAGAATAGGACTGCTGAACATGAACCAATTATTACTAATACCATCATATAACCTCTGAGCTAATTCTAAATCACCACCACAATATGCAACACATGCTCGTGCATATGCTTCTTGTGGGTCTTTCTCAGCGCCCCTTAAGTAATATCCCTTAAGCAGGTCTATTGACTGTGGGGTAAGCGCCTTACTCCTTTCTCTATCTATTGTTATTCCTAGATACTTTGCTTTCATAACTGTTTATCCTTTTATAATTTCCTTCGCTTTAATGTAATCTTTTACGATTCCAGATCTTACAATATCATCACTAGAAAAGTAGTTAAAATCAACCCACTTTGACATTCTTTGGAGGATACCCATAAAATCACTAATATCCTTGCTTTTGTTAAATACAAAATCTGTTTGGTCTGTATCTCCACAAAAGATAATCTTGGAGCCTTTACCTAATCTTGTCATAATAGAGTCTGCTTCATGAGCTGTCATGTTCTGAAACTCATCAACAATTACTATCGTGTCATCAAGGGTGATGCCCCGTACATAAGATGTAAGCATGAACTCTACGATTCTATTCTTCTTCATCAGCCCGTAAGCGTCACCTCTACCAAATAGCTCGTTACAGATGCCTATATAAGGCAACTCATATATGGCTTGCTTCTCTTCAAGTGAGCCGGGTAAGTGACCGATATCCCTTGTGGCTACAGCTGACCTTACAATTACAACTCTTCTATACCTTGACTTTGAGTTAAGTATCTCATCAAAGGCGCTAGCAAGGGCTAGATAGGTCTTTCCGGTGCCAGCAGAACCTCTTAATACTTGTGACCTTCCGGATTCATAGTTGTTAAAATAAGCTTCCTGTGCTCCCGAAATCGGGGTCACACTCTCCATCTCCAGATGTTGCTTCATCATTAGCGCTCTGGCTGTTGACTGTCGGTTCTTTGACATTGTTTTCTTTCCATTGATTGTTTAAATAAGTTTTAAGCACTCCCTCGTCTTGCCATGTTCCTCCGGGGAGATTGTCCATCCAAGATGTATCTACTGTATAGCATTTGTGCATAAGTATCATACTTGGACTAGGCTTTGAATAACCGGGAACACCCGCCCTAATTTCTTTTCTTTTTGCCATGACTATATTTAATAGTAATGCAATCCATTCCATCTTCGTCCTCGTACCTATCATAGGTAAGAATTCCTTCAGAATGCATCTCTACTGCGTATTGTACTCCTTCCTCAAACGCTTCTTTCTTTGCTTGAGCGATTAAAAGGTACACTATAAAAATTGATACCGGTAATAGTATCATCCAAAGCTCTATAAACATATAGTCTCCTTAATGTATTTGCCACATTCCATCCTCTTCTCCATAATCATCAAGTGTTATAAATCTTAACCCTAAAGACCTCATGATATCTATAGTTCCATACCAAGCTTCACATTCTAATATGAGCTCTTCATCTGTTGTTGCTCTAAGCACTAATGTAATCTTTTCTTCTAGGTCGTTGATGTGTATCTGGTATGTTGCCACGCTACTCCTCCTCTACAATTTCTACCATTACATAGTCCTCTTCGCCATAACCACCAAAGAATGCCGAGAAACCTACAAGTATCTCAACATTGTCATCAGCTATCTTCCCGGCCTTAGTCATTTCATCACACATAAACTTATGCACAGGATATGTGAGGTTGTCAACATCCTTCTTCCTTTTGTTACTGAAGAACAATGTGTAATGAATACTTATGCGCCCCTTGTATACTGGAAGACTTTCAATAAATCCAGTAATATGTTCTGCATAATCTCTTTTAGACTTTGCCAACGCAGCCCAATGAGCATTTCTGTAGATATTCATTGTAAGCATTCTGTCTGACTTGTTCTTTCTTATGGTCGGTAAGTCTAATCTAGCTATCATGCCTTTTTACTTTTCGGAAGAGGATCTTTCATCTTCATAACATAAGGGTAGTCCTTTTCTGGAGGGGCAGACATAGCTTCATTAAGTATAGCTCTACTCTCCTCCAGCTCTATAAGCTTCTTTAAATACCAATGGGCCTTTTTAAGGTCCTCAATACCATTTTTAAACTTATATCTAGAAACGTACTTAACGATATTACCCTCTAGATATGAGAACTTCTGATCTAAGATGTAATCAATAACTTCTATCTCCCCTTGTTTATAATGGTCTGGGTTTATTTTATCACTCATTTAATTTCTCCAACTGTCCAAGTACCTGTTTTGTTGTTACGTCTACATCTTACACCATTTCCTTGGTGACTTTGGTTGTCACACATGTAAATAAGATCGTGCCTAAGGTTTTTTAATTCCTTGGTGTATTCGTCAACCAACCCTTTACAGGCTATCCATTTTGTTGTTGTTTCCAGCCAAACTTTATCATCTCTCTTTACAATGTCTAGCGGTCCAGCTTCGGGCTTGCCCTTAAAATACTCTTTCCAGCCATCCAAGATTGTTTCTCTTATCTCTGGGTCGCTTTGGTAAACAATGTATTGACCATCTTTATTCTTCCAGTCATACACCACAAAGTTACAGAAAGACTCTTTGGATAACATCATCTGCTGTTCCATCTGCATCCGATATTGTAGGGGCAACTCTTCACCGTTTAACACTGTTAGCCACAATGGACTTTCACAACCATTAAGTGGTACTTTAATTTCTACAATCTCAGTACCTCCATAGTATTGCTGGCCATCTAAGGAGGCCATTAAAGGCATACCAAAGGTTTCATCATCAACAATACAAAGTGGTAGGAAGAATTTTTTAGATTCTCTCTCGTACCACTCTAAGGCGGAATCTTCATATTGAGAACCTATAGACATAGCAAAGTTTTGCTTAATCTCAAGCTCTCCGTGTTTTAATTCCCAAAGCTGTAGCCTACTCTTTGGTATCCATGGGGAGACTTCACAAGCACTTGATGCTTCGCTAGCTGTTCCATACTTTCTTCTAAGGTTTAGCCATTCTTCGCTACCCTGCTTAAGGTCTTCTTCTTTATATACTTTAATCACTACTTTCTCCTTTTTGATCTTCTAATATTTAAGTATGTTATGTAGCTTTTAGTGTCTTTTGAGGGAGGCTTTGCGTTTGCATCTCTAAAGTCAGGGTCTGTTTTGAACCTAACTCTATAGCTGTGTACACACCATGATGGGTTGTATCCTTTAACGATAGCATATCCCATTAACTCTTCAAAAAAGTTCTTCTTAAAACCATCTCCATACCTTTCGGACTTCTCAACCTTTTTGGTTTTTTTGTCTACTAAACCTAAAAGACCATCTACGTAAGCAACATGCTCACTCTTTGGTTTGGCTATATGACCACAGTTAGGACATATATTACTTCCAGAGAACACATGAAAACAACCATCGCAAACAACTTGTGCCTCTTCTCTATCTTTAGAGTCTTTCCTTTCATTTTCCGAACTCCTTCCATTTGTCAGCACCCACTCATGGTCATCTGTTGCAAATCCACACGTATGAACGGCTCCTGAATGGTCAATGACGATTGCATTGGCCTTACCGGGGTAAGGTCTAAGAACTCTTCCAACCATCTGTATATATAGCCCTAGAGACTTTGTTGGTCTCGCTAGGACGCATGTCTGAGCAATAGGGGCGTCAAACCCCTCTGTTAGAACCATGCAGTTACATATCACACTTATATCGCCCCTGTTAAAGGCGGTGAGGACTTTTAATCTCTCTTCATTATCTGTTGTTCCATCAATGTGTGCAGCAGTAACTCCAGCTTGTTGGAATTGATTGGCAATATTCATTGAATGCTTAACGCTTGATGCGAAAACAATGGTGCTTGTGTCATTAGCTATGTGCTTCCAAGTTTCAACGATATTTCCAACCAGTTTAGGCTTATCCATAACATCGTTAAGATCTTTCTGGTTGTAGTCGTTGCCTATCGTTCCAACTTTCCTCAAGTCTGGAAGAGATGGCGCATAATAATTAGCAGTAACTAAGCTTTTGTTCTCGGTTAATTCTTTAATGCTTGGAGCCTGAACCATGTCTGTGTATATATTGCCTAATCCAGTTCCATCACTGCGTATTGGTGTGGCTGTTAACCCGACAACTAATGGTGTACCAAGCTTCTCATAAAGCTCTAATAGCTTTAAATATGTTGGAGATGCAGACCTATGGGCCTCATCAATAACAATCAAATCTGCTGATGGTAATTCCATCACTTTTCTTTCTATAACTCTAGCTCTAAGCGTGTCAATAGATGCTAATTGCACCCTTATATGGTCGCTAGATGGCATTCCAGCCATTATTACCCCGTGGTCAACCCCTAGGTTATCTAGGGTCGTAGAGGCTTGTGTAATCAATTCTCTACGATGGGCTAAAAAAATAATTCTCTTGTCTTTAGAGATGTAGTGTTTTATTAATGCACTTGACATGACTGTTTTACCTGAGCCTGTCGCAGCTTGAAGAAGTATTCTTTTATGTCCAGATTTGGCAGAATGTACTATCTTATTTAAGACGTCTTTCTGATATTGCCTTAATTCCATACCAACTCCGTTATTAAGAATCAGTTAAACCTATAGGACTGAAGCCTTACATAGGTCTAACTGATATTTGCTTACCCTTTAAAAGGGAGGTTCGTCATCCATTCCAGCACTTGCCGAAGACAAACTTACTTCGGATTTTGGAGTGAAAGAGAAAGAACTACCCTCTCCACCATCGCCACCAGCGTACTCAACCAGCTCAAGGACTTGCACGGCTCTTAGTTCTGAGCCTACACCTGCGCGACCTTTGAAGTTGTACTCATATGTAGAGACTTCTACATTACAAACACTTCCGTTACCGATAATTGTGGTATCTACAGCATCACCAAACTTATCAACAACAACTGGGGCTGCTTTAGCGTCACCAGACTTCTTAAAAGTGCAACCACGCTTAACACCAATGGTTTCTACACCATCTTCAGACACCTTAATCTCAGGAGATGCTTTAGATGCTCTCCATTTTTTAGCTTGATCAGAGTCCAAAACAATAGTAATAGACCATTGCTGACCATCCTGATTAAAATTATCTTCTGTGTTAACGCCAAGTTTAGGCCACAAAACTTTTACATTTTCAAATACTGTTTTAGCCATTTGTTATACTCCTATATTTTTAAAGGTTTTTATCTTATAGCGAACCTTCATTTGATTCACTAATACTCTAGTCATCGCACGAACCATCGATAGTCTCTCACTCTTTTCAACCTGAGCGAATTGACGTTGATTCATGTTTAGACGTCTCTCGATCATTCGTGTCGCTTCAGCTCTCAACCTATTGGTTTTGAACGCTTTGACAGAACGACCATACCTAGCAATAGGCAGTATGTCCTCTTCGGACAACTCGTACATGCTAAATTCTTTTGGTGTAATTAATTTTATTTCTATCATATTACTCCTTATAAAAAAGAGCCATAAAAGACTATGCAGGAGGTGCATTGTGGTAGTAGTCTTCTATGGCTTATTTATTATTATCACTTTCCACTACCACGTGGACCGGTGTAATTAAAATTTATTCTCTATAACCCGTAGGACGAGATTCAACAGAAGAAATAATCTGAATCAACGACCTTTGAGATATCCAGTCTTCCTAGTTTAGGAGGGTGTTCTGTATATCCAATACCAGCCATATCTTTTCTTATATGACCAAATATATCCCTATCGTACATATTGATAAAGACGCTCTTTGTTACTCTTACTAAGTCTTCAACATCATCTGCATGGACACTATAAGAATCATGAATAGCGCCAAACGATGTAATACCCATATCATGTAGTTCATTAATGACCAGTGACATATGGCTAGCATCCATGCTGTGAACGTAGTTGGGGCTTATCCCACTCATTACCTCATGTATAGCTGGTATTTCAGTTTGCTCTCTATAAACTAAAACGATCTTTTTGTTTTTGTAGAACAATGATACATCCTTTTGTCGAGTTACCCACTTCTCAGATATAACTGGGAAGCCACTGGGAGTTGACCAAGTAACACAACTATGCCCCTCATCTTTCATTACATACTTCACAACAGATTGCAGGTAGTTCTTAATAGCTACTGGGCCACTACATATAGTGTTGTATGTATCAACCAAGTCCTTACTAAGCTTTCTAGCGATTGACTTTGTTATTCCATACTTTGTGGTCATCCCGGCATTGTAGCAGTCTGTATAGATAATGTCAGCGATACAGTTGACTCCAGCATCGTATGCCTTGGTCATAGACCCACGCTTACTAATTCCTTTACGAATCAGCTTCATCGGTATCTTAGCCAAGACAGCGCCCAAGTCAGTACCAATATTTCTATTGATAATTCCTTTGGCCACAATGATGTAGAAGTCTATCGGCTTATCTTTAGGTATTAAACCGACCATACCGCCAGACACCTCATCTCTACTCATAGCCGCTAGATGTTGTGTTCCGTTTGAACTTCCATCTATGGATATTGGTAGTCGTGTGTAGTATTCATCACCAGACAACAAAGAACCATGATAGGCACAAACTTCAAAACAAAGGGACAGAAATACCCAAGGTTTCTCAGCATCCATCCAAATGTCTTTATTCTTTAATGGATCTTCAGCAATATCCCATAATAACTCGATATTCTCTTCAGCCCATCTAAACCTGTCATTTAGCGACATTTTGTCCACACTCAGGTCAGGTATTCCATCAGCCTTAAGGTCTGTCACATAGTCAACCTCGAGCCAATCAAGCTTATTCAACTCATTAATCGTATATGATTTGTTGAAACTGTTGGCTGTGTGGATCATCATCCACCTATAACCTTTGTCAGTCATTAACCTCTTCTCATTGAACATTAAATGCCCTCTGGCAAGGTCGCTAGACTGATATGAAAAGAACGGGTCTTTAGCATATATACGCCCTCTAAAGTCTAAAAACATAGACTGATAGAAAGAGTACGATGCCCAGCCACTAGGACCATTAATAGTCTCTAAGATTGCCTTATCTCTAGCTGCTTTGGATTGTTTGGCTAAGCAGTATTGCTTTGCTATCCAATTCTGATTATGAGCCTCAAACAAGACTTCTGTCTCTTTGATTTGCTCCTTAATCTTTAAGGCAACCTTTCCACCATCCTTTAAAGACCTTACTCTTCTGAAGAGTTTATTCAATTCAGACTCAATAGTCTTAACTGTTGTGGCGTTTCCCTTTTCTGGTTGGAATATCGCTCCATCCTTGTACAGGTCTACACCAATCAATTGTTTATTGAACGAGCCTCTTCTGATGTCTCTTACATCAAACACCCTGTCTTTATTATTTATATCTTTAAGAACTATGGTGGTCGAGGTAATGTCATCCTCTAAAGACTCTGAGACTCTTGCAACATCTGGATTAACAATCCATTTGACAGATTCAAGGTTGTTGACCGCCTTTACATATTCAGCCTTTGATTCTATAGTGTTCACCTTAGACTTAACAAGCTTACTTTTAATACCACCTACCATGCGCTCGTTGGACTCCCATTGGGGGTACTTGTAGAGGCTGATACCAGACCGTTCTTTCTCGATAAAGCTAATATCCATGAAGTTGACACCCATCTCTAAATGATATGGCTGTAATCTTAACGTTCTTGTGATATTGTTCGACTTTATCTGCTCTAATGTAAAGTACGGCTCTCTACCCATTACTAAGTAGTCCGCAGACACTAGTCTTGTTAGTATTAGCCAACCAAGCCTCATCCTATCGTCAGATGATACATCTAGAGACAGGTTGTCTTTTACAATACCTCCAATAACCATGTTGGCATTTGTTAGCATTATGTGTCCATCATGCCTCCTGAATTGCCCAATTAGGGCGAGGAATGAATCTTTAACAATATTGAACATTCTAAAATCATCTCTAAGGCATTTTGCATTCCTGATGATCTTACATGCAATGTTATTATTGTTGCGCTTGTGCATAACGTAGTCTTCTACGATCCACACAATCTCTTGAATTTCATTTCGATTGTCTTGCATAGCTACCACCCTATATAATGAATTATTTGTCTTTCTTGTTAAAGGCGTCAATAACCCTTATTGGATTTACTTCCTTACCTCGCCTAGTATCTCGCCACTCATATGTGTAGCGTTCTTTACCTGTCACCGACCAATACACATCTGACTTAAAACCATCCCAAAGATCTTTGAAGAAGCTCAATTCAGACTCTCCATTACTGTGAAGAGCCTCCTCATACTTGTGCGGTCTTCTTTGGTTTTAACATTGAAGTGCAACGTTCGCTCCAATGGCATGTCGTTAGTTACTGTTTCGAGACCCTCTTCCGAGGCAATACTATAAAGAGTATCCGCACCTTTTTGAGTATCCATCTGAATTGTTATAATTATATTCATTTTAATCCTTTCATGTGTAAATCATTAAAGTCTGTGCCTACCTGTTCGGGTAGAAATACATACACCTCTAAACCTTTATTTCTGAGCTTCTTAGCAAGGATATAGGCCGATGCTTGACCAGTAAAGGATTTGTCATTATCTCCATAGATAAACACAGTCTTAACCTTTTCTGGCGGTACAAAACTTTCCAAGCCACCTGAACTAACCGTTGCGAATGCCGGCAACCCACAATCAATATGGGCAGCATAAGCGGTCTCAACACCCTCAGCAATACAGATCTTATCTTCAAAGTCAATATGAAGCCTAATCGCAGCGCCACTTATTGTACCTTTAGGAGGCATAACCTTTCTTGCTGGGTCTAGATTAGCTTTCTTACCATCCTTAGTATATGTAAGGTGATAAGAGACCCCATTACCCTCGTAGTCCTGAATTAAAGACACAAGGGTATCGTATGTACCAACTACGCGACCATCAGCCCAGTAGTCAAGCTTAGCCTCTCTCAAGCCATCAGGTATCCCACCAAACCCTCTAGACATTAAGTACTTGTGAACACTCCCGGATGGGTGTATTCTCGAAGTCTTCTGAGCCACATTCCTTAGAGCAGGAACAGGGTCTCTCTTAGCTGTCTTGGGTTTTGCGAATACCTCAGGATTGTTGTTGTAGTCAACAATGGGTTTAACCATTTCTACAGCTTGTGCGAAACCAATCCCTTGGTACTTCATGAGTAACGTCCAGCCATCACCATTGCCACAACCGCGACAAAGATAAACACCAGCATCGTTCATGTCTGTAAAGGCAAAACGATCTTTACCTCCACACATTGGGCAAGGAGTATTCTTACCGCTTAGAAATGTTTCGTCAATACCGCATTGCGATAGTATCCCAAACCATTTCCCTTTTACCATTTCGGTAATATCTTCTCTATACATCTTATTACTCCTTATTTATTATTAATTACACCACTAACTTACCAGACTTTCTCCTCCATGGCTTTGTGCCAAGACTTCTTCCAGTCTGACTCTCTGGCGTAAGCTTCCTCCTCGTTGTTAGCGAAGTCGTTAAAATCAAACCTACCATCCCTATACTGCTCGAAATGAATCAGTTCGTGAGCATAGGTTGTCAAGAGTTCGTCAATAAACAGGTCATCGCTCTCTAAGAGTTGTACTCTTGAACCACAAACTATATTAATCTCTATTGGGAACTCCTCCCAAGGATCGGTCTCTTCAAAGAAAGGGTTAAAGAAACCCTCTATGTACCATTCGGCATTTATGCCTTGGCAAGCTTCCGCATCTTCGACTACGTTCAACTCAACATAGTCTGGCAATGCAAAGCGCATTGTTTTAGCCATTCTCTCTATGTTCATAATTTACCCCTAAGTCATTGTACTTGTTACAATTATAACAAATAATAACCACTAAGTGTCAGTCATCTTCATATTCTCCAGTTATTCCATCAGGATTGTAGCTCTCATGTTCCATCCAATATTCAAGGAATGATCTAAGCGCCCGAATATCTTCGATTTTCTCTACATCAACAGATATTGACTTAAAGCCAACCTCTCTTTCATCTAAAGATGCTTTTAACGAATCACCTGAAAAGTCCACATCTTGCTGAATTACCTTACCCTCAACAAAATCCATTTCCATGTCGCTCTGTGTTGCTAGGCAAAGTAACTGCCACATCTTATGCTTCTTCTCAAAGTCATTTTCAATTATTAGTATTTTCATTTGTTACTCCTTTTTAGTTCTAAAATTGCTTCTAATCCCTCAATGATAAAAGACCATTCTTGGGAGTTGTTACCCTCAAAGCACAAATGTGACCATTCATCATTAGAGAGTGTTGTGTCTAACGCGTGTTCAATAGACTCCTTATTCCAATGAGCTATTATGATGTTATCCTCTAACGGCTCTTCTTCCAATATTTCTATTGCTTCTTTTACTAGCATTTTACGCTCCTACTGGTAGTATTGAAATGTCTTTATCTGATGTGTATAACGCACCGGGGCCATTACCCTCATCATCTTGACTTGGAAATAAGAACGAACCATCAGTAAACTCTATTATTGGACAAGATCTGTCCCAATACATTTCTTTCTGTTCATCCTCGGTCATCCATCGAATTGACTGAATGACTTTCCCTTTGAATGCCTTTGTGGCTTCATCTTCCCAGTTTCTCATTTTATTACTCCTATGAAATCATCTAATTGGTCTTCCGTTACTTCATCATTCCATTCATCTAAATGGCTCTTCAGTAAACTTATGTATGTTCTAAACGCATCGTCCTTACTACTGGCGATAACCTTTGCTACATCTCTTACAAGCCATTCTGGCTTAATTATTTCAAAAACCATACTTACTCCTTTATTATTATTAATCATCTCTTTCAACCCTCATCTCTTGCAAGATGTGGCTTATTACATCGACAGTCCAACCATTACCAAGCATACGGTATCGCTGGGTATTTGACACACCCTCTGTGTAGTTGTCAGGTACGGTTTGCAGTCTTTCGCATTCCAAAGGCGTTAGTTTGCGATAGGTTGGGTGTTCATACCGCATGTAATCATAGTTCGCAGCAGTCAGACAGTTACTCTTGTCTTTCATGTTGCGCCCTCTTCTGGTCTTTGAGTTGATAAAGGTAGCATCAAAGCAATCACCATCTTCTATCTCTGTATAGCCTTTTTTGGTGGCTTCTGGAACAACTAAAACCTTTGGCTCTCTGTGACCACCACCCATCGTTGTCAAGGTAGGGGATTTTCCATCACGGTGATAAACTCTTTTAATAGAGTCATTCCCACTTAGATCTGCATCGCCCACATGGCACAACCCATCCTTGGAGAACACTAACTGTCTACGGTGCTTCTCAAAGTAAGACTTTAAGTTGCCACCTTTGAAGTAGTTAGCATCTATACAGAAACTTTTGTCTCTATCGACAACTCCATCTTCCAGAATATCCTTTAGAACAATACCCTTATCTTCGGGTTGTTCGATGTTTGGGATATTAGTCCAATACAGTCTCACTCTATTCTGAGCGCAAAGCAAAGAACTATTGATCTTTACCGGCTTACAACCTACGGCCTCGCTGATAACGTCTTGATACTCCTGTTTCATTCTTACATTCTCTAGCAAGAAGTATTTAGGCTTGCATTCCTTTAGCAAGCGAACAAACTCAAAGAACAACGCTGACCTTGGGTCATCAAAGTTCAACTGTTTGCCAGCGAAAGAGAATCCTTGACAGGGACTTCCACCAATCAACAAGTCAATCTCTGGAAGCTGACTTGCTTTAACTTGTGTTACATCTCCGATATGCTCCATGTTCGGAAAGTTCTTCTTAGCTATCTTCATAGCCCATTTATCAATCTCAGATGCATAATAGTTATCCACCTTTACTCCAAGTTTAGCCAGTGCTATCTGCCCACAACTCATACCATCAAATAAACTTAATACATTCATTATGTTTCTCCTATCTTGTTAACATTATGCCAGAAGCCTCAATAACTGTAAAGTCACTATGCTTTATTGGCTTGTCATTTCCCACCACAAATGATGTATATTTGTAGGGATTAAAGCGCACTTTGCGAGTTGGTATGAATGTTTTGGCATTCTTATCAATCTGTACCTTTCTTCCTAATCGGCTCACAAAGCCTTTCATTTGGACGATGTGTCCGTTAACTGTAGCTACTACAGCTTTACGCTTATCGCGTCTTATACGGGCAACACCGGCCTCTGAGACCTGAAACGTCACATCTGAGAGCTTAATCTCGTCACAATGACCAACAACCAGCCCTGATGACTGATCTTTAATCGATAGCTTACCGTTGTGTAAGTTTCGATACACTTTGTACATTAAATTATTCATTTATTACTCCTATGTTATTGTTTATAACTTTCTCTGCACCGGTAATCCATACTGTATGCCAGCCTCTAAAGCCTCTTTGCGATGTCTTTCGCTCCTTGCTCTTATGTGGCTAGCGACAATGTTAAGAAGCAAGAAAGTACCCTCATACAATTGCACCCCATCTTTAACCTCTTCGCCCTCAGATACTTTTATAACATTATCGATGTATCGTATAGCCGCTTCAGCGGATTCTACATCTGAAAACACTCCGTGCCACTCTAGTAGCCTCCATTCTGCGTCAGTTAACATATTATTACTCCTATATTATTGTTTATAACTTTTTCCTCCACTAGGGGAGACTCAGCCCCAGTATAGTAAACACTATAAGCCATGTGCTTATGGTTACCGCAAGCACTAACATCATTTTTAACATTTAATCATCTCCATTATTCATAAAGCCGTACTGATCTATCGACAAAAGCCATTCATTCCTTGCAATGTCCATGTCTGATGGTGCTAGCTTGTCACCCTCTACCCAGTCTACAAATGGAACTCCCCACACTACTCGAGTTTTCTGTTTATTACTCTCTAGTGCTTCAACTGCAAGCTTAGCCCTCTCTTCACCATTAAAATCTGTCTTACCTTTGGGCGCATATACCCTTACAGGGTCATCATATTTGTTTAATCTTGACCTTGCTGCGGCTTCATTCAACCTACACTTCACCATAAGATCTTTATAGTTTATTTCGTCACCATTTGACAAAATGTACGTCTTAAGTTTTGCATACACTCTCCTACCGCTTTGTGTTCCGGCCTTTTTAAAGATTTCTTCTTTAGTTTGGGCTTTTCTTAGCCTATACCTTACAGCGCCATTAGTTTTAAGACCAGTAACCTCCTTTATTTCATTGACTGTTACTTTAAAACCATCTGGAAGTGTGTGCACTACAGCCTTTCTACCTCTTTTCATTTAATTCTCCTTGTTTTGGTCCAGTGATTGGGTGCATATTCTACATCTTCTTCTATGTAAACATCAGGCTCATCTTCTTCGATGTAGTCATCATCGTTCAAGTCTGTAAAGACAAAACGATCGTTACCTCCCTCGTAGATGTCAGAGTCACCCGTATCTTTTGCTTCTTGTTTTGCTGCCCTCTCATTGAGCATGATAGCCATACACTCATTCATCGCATCAAGCGGAGAGATGATCTCTGAAGATGTTATATTTAATTCTATTGTGTGAATTAAACACTTGCCGGTGATTGAGCGAACCTCCATCGTTTCTTTACCAAAAGACAGTAACACACCAATCAGCCTTACATCATCAGTAAATTGGTGAAACACTTTGATAAATCTTCCTCGATTACTTCCTGTCCATGCTTTCATCTCAAATCTCCTAAATATCTACTCGCATCCATCCATAACGACTCATAAGAGCCTAGCTTGGCTAGTTTAAGCCTAACATCACCGGGCAATTCATCCCAGTGGTTATATACCGCCCATTTATTAAGTAATTTCACTTGATTTCTATTTAATGTTCTTGTTGACATCGTATTTCTCCTGTGTTTTCTTATTAATTTTATTAGCTGTTTCCTTGATGCCCACCATACAGTAGGCTATCAAGAGAGTGATTAAACCTAAAAGTATGATAATCATGCGTACATACCATCTATGAACTCTATTTCAACCCCGATACATCTGTCGGGATCTCCTTGGGCTTCACATTCTCTAGTGGATAGCCAATGACCCTCGCCAGACATATCCTCAGTTAGATGAACGCAGTGCTCGCAGTGTTCGCAATGAATACCATCATCGAAAACCTCATCCATGCAGTATTGTCGGTCTGCTAACCATTGTTCCTTACTCACAATTCACCTCCTCTTCAAAGTTCAACGCTAAATTTACCACTTTAACGTCATCATATCCGTTGTCAGTCCAACTCTGTTTGATGCGTAACGCTGTTTCTTTACAAACAAGGTGATTAACAACCTCTGCGCCACCAACCCATACTGTATATGTGCCTTCTCTTTTCATTTCTTACTCCTTATAGGTTTATTAACTTACTAATTGTGTCAATCACAAAGCCACTTGTATCTTTCTTTGCTGACCCTTTGGCTGACAATCCAACGACAACGCGTTTCTCATCTAAGAATCGCATATCGTGCTTATCTCCATCAATTACCTTTCGACCCTTAAAGGTCTTAGGGAATATCTTTGTTCTGAATACTACGGCAATGTTATTATCTGTATCCCACACATGCTCCAGAGACTTGAGATATTCTTCAGAGTGTTCGCTGTAGCTGTATGTAAGATGATAATTGCTAGGAAGTACCTTGTTGGATCTGTTGCCAACCTTAGTATAGTCATAGAACTGAATGTCCGGGAACTCTTCCACGACCTTGAACCAGTTGACATCCGAAATAACATTTAGTCGAACAACTGGGATTTCGCCTTTCTTTTGGCATTTTATTTGTATCTTGGCAAGCTCACCTCTCAAGATCATCATAAATGTCTTGCGGTCTTTGTGAAATAACTCAGCCTTAGCCTTACGAGCTTTGATTACATTTGGGAAATTACCATGACCTGCTGATCTTAAGCATCCCTCCGTGCATCCAGCTTGCTCTTGCTTTGGACACAAGATAGGGTCTGGGTACAACGAAAGACCAAAAGTAACGTACTTCTTAAGGCCTCTAATAGCCATTTCGATGGCTAATTCGTTACTTTTCTCAAGTTTGGCATTGGACTTGCCGGGTGCTAGTAGTTGCATATTAATGCTCCTTTATTATTATTAATTATCAATTGCTTATGGTGTAAGTTTAACACACCTCATTGCCATCTGCAAGTTTTTATCCTCACAAATGGCAATAGGTTGTATTATTGTTGCTTGTTAGATGGAGCAAAGTCAACATGCGCCACAGTAAACTCTGGCACTTTGAACTTAGACTCTTGAGATTGACCCATTGTCGGTGTAACCGTAACAATGACAGGTGAACCAACCTTGAAATGATTGTTCAAGAACTCAGCAGTACTTTCAAAGGCCGTAAGAGGGAAGAACTCCGCTCTTGACTCGCCCTTAACTTGGTAGTTATGAGCCACCGATACCTTGGTGACTGACTTCTTACCGTTACGTGCTGGGAAATACTTAAGTGCTGCAATGTTACCTGCTAATGTGAAAGTTGTTTTCATGATATTTATACCTTTTGTTTTATTATAAGTGCCTCCGTAGCCTCATGACTACAGATAGCGTGATGTATTTAATAACACATCTCATTGCCATCTTTATTGAAGATAGCAATAGGCTGTATTACTTGATAAGAATCCAAGCGATTATAAAAGGAATAGCTGTCAGGCATGCTCCAGATATTACTAATAACATTTCTGCATCGTTCATAGCACCCCCCATCGCTCTAGTTGAGCCTCTGTGAAGTCTCCATACTTGCCAAATGCCTTCAAGTCATGGCGAAATTGAGCTTCCTCCATCTCTTGGGTTTCGCTCAGTATCAACAAGAGCCTTTCTATCTCAGACCCTTGTTGACCCTCTGTCAAGTACTCAAACCACTCACAAACCTCTTCGCTTGGTCTGGACAAGTGTACTTCTTTCCAGCAATCACTAAACATATTAAACATAACGCACCTCCAGTGCTAAAGTAAACGATAGAGACTGCTCGTTAGAACAGCCTCGACTCTTACTCTATCCAATCCCAAAGTTCATTGAACATATGAACTTATAAATAGCTGGCTGAGACTTGCCATTAGGCCAGATCTTAGTCATCTTAAAGGACTGTGTGTATGGCTCTTCTTTCATGAACCATTTACGAAACGCAACGCGTCTCTTTGGTGAACTATCAAGTTCCTTAATCCACTTAGGATTAAACACCTTAAACTCAATTAAGGATTCGCCCGACTCATGGTGTGTTGCACCTGTCATTTCATAGCTTTCTTCTAACAATTTGCACCTCCGTGCTTAAAGTAAACGATAAAGGCTACTCTATGAATAGCCTTGACTCTTACTCTACAACTCATGCTCTAACCCATACAGGCCAGACTGCTTATGTTTCCTTGTATATGAGCCTTTGACTCCAAATACAAAGTCAATATAGGCGGCTATGTGTGCTGAATGACTAGTGCAAGATCTGTACTTATCAAACGCACATTTAGCTTGTTGTAACGCTCTTTCTTCTCTTTCTCTATGTAACACAATGCACCTCCGTGCTTAAAGTAAACGATAGATACTACTGGGTCTCAGTCCAATAGTATCGACTCTTACTCTAAATATGACCACCACGCACACCCTTGCTACCACCAGCAAAACCATACGCACACTCAAGACTATCCCAAGCCTTAACATCCTCAGAGAGGAAGTCAACACAGACAACCCACTCCATGAACATCGAAGACCCAACACCACACATAGCCTCAACCATGTGGTAAGCCTCGTCCTCAGTGCCAGCCTCAACAACAATCTCCTGACCAAACTTGTACTTCCATACAGGGTTAGTTGCATCGCCATAGTTCTCTTCTACCTGTGTAATTGCTTTATATGTGTTCATTGTATTTCCTTATATTATTATTAAATTATTAGATCTATTCTCGTCCTACGGGTTATAGAGAATAAATTATTTTCTTGAGCGCCTTTTAGAGTTACGACCCAGACTCACACAAGGTAGGCGCAATAGGGACGAGCTGTTAAAAGCTCACACTACCACAATGGGTCACCCAGTATCTATATGTATCTGAGAGATGAATATGTCCATCTTCCTCTGATGCCATAGATACCTATTGAAACATTGAGTATGATAAGCTCTTCGTGTACTATAAGCTGACCTTTGGGAAGCAAAGACACTGAGTGTACTTAGTGTACTTGAGTGTGCTTGTATGTACAATGTATGTACAATGTATGTACCATTGAGTACCCTTGGGGTTAAACATACGTACACCACACGCACCATCAGTACACCATGATCCCTACAGTAACTCAGCGAATACAGTGTACCTTATGGTGATAATGTACCCACAATGTACCCACAGTACCCATCTGTACCCATCTGTACCTATATGTATCATGCGACCTTTGGGAGCAGTGTGATCTTAAAGTACTGTGTGTACCTATAAGCCGCCATCCGTCCTGTTAGTCATCGATCGTACTATATACGACCTCTGGGAGTTAAGGGGGGTGTGGAATCTATTCGTCCCCCATCAATTATATAGATAACTCACAAACGACGAAAGGTACCAAACGTCAGAACAGCACCAACAATACTAACAATACTAACAATACTAATAGGTTAAATTAGAAACCATACAGGTCTCTCACAGAGCCCGTTCGCACCCTAACCCAAACTTAGCGGTCTGGTGGATGCAACAGCTGGTTGCGTAAGAACATACAGGGAAAGTTAAGATCTTCGGAGACTTAGCAGATTTGTATGGTTCCTAATATAACTTAAATTTCTAGAAAGTAAAGGAGGCTATATGCCTAGAAAACATGATAAACCTGATTACAATATTAGTGATAAGATTGCGGATCAGATAAGGGATGCAGTCCACAAAGGATTAGATGGCAACCTTATTGTTAAGAGTGCTAAAAGGTCTAGAACGCAAGCACAGATTGATAGAGATACAAATCCTACAGAGGATCAAATAAAGAACAGGTGGTCCGAAGGGGTGTCTGGAAATCCTGCGGGAAGACCTAAAGGTTCAAAAAATAAAATAACTGGAGTTTTAGAAGCTATTACTAGGGGTGATGGATTAAGCCCTGCTGAAATGATGATGGAGATTGCAAGACGTCAATTTGCTCAAGAAACTACAGCTGGTGATGCATTGGCACTTAAGGTTATCGTTGAGGCTAATAAGTTTATTGAAACTACTGCGGATACTAAAGCTACACTTCAAGATGTTAAAGCAATGTCAGACGATGAGATTCGTACAGAAGTATTAAGATTGGTAGGAAACGATAAGTAGGAGTATTATTATGAAACATGACCCTCAAGAGTTGTTGCTAGAGATGCAGAGGAGAGAGTCTTGGAAGCTTTACAAGGACGACCCATTAAAGTTTATAAACGAATGTTTGTGGATATATCCTAAAGACCCCTCACAGGGTAAGATAAAGCTTACAGTTAATAAGGCACAGGAATTAGTTGTTGCAGAGTTTGTTAGACAGATGAAGGATACTGGTAGGGTGAGAATGATTATCGCCAAGTATAGACAGGCAGGATTTAGTACAATATCCTCAGCTCTTATCTTCCACAGGTCTTTATTCTTTGAATCTACTCGGTCTGTTATTATTTCCTTAGACAAGCCAACAACAGAAAGTATTTTTAGTATGTCACAAACCTTTTGGGAAAACCTTCCTCAGGAATTAAAGCCCATACTCTCTCAAGCTAATAAAAGAGAGATGAAGTTTGAAGACAACAAGAGTATGTATAGATGTTTTACAGCCGGTGCAGACAATCCCGGACGAGGAACAACTAACACAGCTCTTCTATGTGATGAAACAGCGTTCTTCCAGAATGCCGCTAAAGTTATGGCTGGTCTATTCCAGTCAATATCTACAGCAAAAGGAACAATCATTATTATTAATAGCACCTCTAATGGTGCTCAAGGTGTTTACTACGATCTATGGAATAAGGCTGAGAAAGGGGAAGGACAATTCACCCCATTATTTGTTCCTTGGTATCTTCAAGATGAATATACGCTTGAAGTTCCTGACGATTTAGAGATGACTTTAGATGAAAAGAAGTTAAAAGAACAATGGTCCCTTACAGATGGGCAAATTTTCTGGAGACGAATAAAAATATCTGAAACATCAACCTCTACATTTAAACAAGAATATCCCTTCACGGCTGAAGAATCCTTCATCCAATCGGGATCAAACGTGTTTGATATGGAGGCAATTAAGAAGTACATATCAACACCATATGCTTCGCTTAGAGCTTTCAATAGAGAGTACGCTTCGTTCGATGAGAATGAGGACGGTCACCTAAGTGTGTGGGAGCCACCAGCCAGAGATAGTAAGTACCTAATAGGTGCAGACGTCGCAGGTGGTGTCGGAGGAGACTACAGTGTAGCAGTGGTAATGGACAGCGATAGAAATATTGTTGCCATGTACAGGAATAATAAGATCGACCCTGTTTACTTCGGTCAAGTTTTATTCTACCTAGGAAGATGGTATCATAACTGTCTTTTGGCCTGTGAGAGCAACTCAATAGGTCTTGCAACATTACAACAGTTGTTCAGCATGAATTACCCATCGATATACCAGCAAAAGAAAACTGCCAACATAAGGCAAGCATCTGATGTTACATCTTTAGGTTTTAGAACAACATCTGCTTCAAAGACTCCAATCATATCAAACTTACAATCGCTTATTAAGGATTATGATATAAACATCCCGAGTCAAATTATTCTCGACGAGCTTAGAAACTATATACTCGTTGGAGATAATCAAAAAATGACAGCAGCACCCGGACACTATGACGACACAGTTATGGCTTTAGCTATATGCTGCGAAGCATGGAGAACACATGGACATGCATTAACAAACCGAGCGTTTTCGTTCGGGGAATCAAATAACTATTCAACCCAGATAGAAACTAACTGGATTTAAAGGAGCGAGAGAGAATGGATCACTCAAAAATAACCGACGAGGAATTGTTAGCATCAATTGACTCAAAGGTAAGGAATAGTGTAGGCGGAGCTACGGGGTCATCAGACCTCTCTAAAAAGCGAGAAAGTTCTACATACGAATATACTATGGACCCTAGGGGTGATTTAGCACCACAAGGCGTATCAAAAATTGTATCCTCGGATACTGTTGAGATTATCGAGGGGTATACGTCCTTGCTAGTAAAGCTATTACTAGATAACAATAAATTAGCAAATTTTATACCTAGGTCTGCGACAGCTAGAGACATCCATGATGCCAAAACAGCATCAGACATAGTTAACTACTGTATCTTTAATAAGAACGATGGTTGGAGAATTATTAACACTTGGATCAAATCTTCATTATTATATGGAAACGGAACGGTTAGCTGGATATGGGAAGAGGCAGCAGATTATGAAATAGAAGAGTACGATGAGATTCCTGAGGCTGTTCTTGACGAACTCCTTGCGGACTCAAACGTTGAGATAGTGGGCGAACTGGAAATCAGCGAAGAAATTAACCCTGAGAACCCTGAGATCGTCTATCAGAATGTCCGACTAAGAAGAAAGGTAGATAAGTCTAGAGTGACTTTCGATGCCATTCCTCCTGAGACATTCTTAATCAACAGGTCGGCAACGAGCATTCAAAGTGCCTCGTTTATTGGAAAGGTAACTGAGTTGTCTCATTCAGAGATTAGACAAATGTTTCCTGAGTTCAAAAAGGATCTAAGCGAACTAGGCGAAAACGCAGAATCTTCAAGAGGCAGTCATTGGTCCTCTGAGAAGTTCTCACGTAGAGACGCTACTGGTATTGAAAACCTTGGTTATGAAGAAGAAGACGAGGAAGCCAATACTATTGTAGAAGTTATCGAGTGCTGGATTAGATCGGACAGAGATGGTGATGGTATTGCTGAATTAAAGCATGTTATCAAAGCTGGTGAAGATATCCTTTTAGAAGAAGATGTCTCATACATCCCTGTGGCTGACCTGAACCCTATTGAAGTGCCTCACGAACACTTTGGACTATCTTTATCAGATATGGTCCGCCCACAAATGCAAGCTACTACAGCTATCATGCGTGGATTCGTTGAGAATGTTTATTATGGTAACTACGGAAGAACATTAGCAGATCCTAATGTTGTTGACTTCGCAGCTTTACAGAACCCTGTTCCTAAGCAAATTATCGCTACGAATGGTACACCTGTAAACTCTGTTCAACAACTAAACCCTGAGCCTATCAGCTCTGGGACACAAGGTATGTTAGAATTCTTACAGTTGCAGAAAGAGCAAGCTACTGGATTAACAAAAGCATCTATGGGTCTTAATGACGCACTATATGTTTCTGGAAACTCAGCAGAGAAGACAGCACAAGCTCAATCAGCAGCTCAAATTCGTATCGAACATATAGCTAGAAGATTTATGGAGACAGGTCTTAAAGACTTGTGTAGAGGTCTTCTTAAAGAAATGAAGCAGAATATTAAAGAAGATATGATGTATAAAACCGAAGCCGGTTATGCGTCCATCTCTCCTTTGGATCTGCAAAGAATACCTTCAAATATGGATTTGGATATTCAAGCCAATCTTGGTGAAAACTCAAACTCTTCCCTGCAACAAAAGCTTGGGAAAGTGGCTGAGCTATTACCTATGATGGCACAAGACCCAGAGGCTAGAAAGTATATTTCTCCTCAGGCTGCTATGAACTTAGGAACTCAAATGATTAACTCAATGGGCTTTGACCCGCTGGATTACTTCGTTGACCCTGAAGACCAGCAGACAATGGATCTTGTTCAGAAGCAAATCGATCAAGAGGCGCAAGGTGCACAACAGGCTAAAGAGCTTGAGATGAAGACCATCACAGCAAACATTAGTTTGGTTAAGGCTGAAGTTGACAATAAGAAGATTGACAACAAGAGGCAATTACTAGAAGCGCAGGATGAATCAAATCGTAAGTGGGCTGAGTTGGAGATTAAGGCTGTTCAAGCTGGAACACCTCCAATCAAAACTGTACCACTAGACTTTCCAACTCTTTATACAGACACGGAAGGTAACGAGAAGAGACAGGCTGAGCATGAGCAAATGAAACAGCAAGCCGCCCAACAGCAGCAAGCTGGTCAAGAGCCACAACAATAAGTAGTTAAAAGGAGACGTTGAGAGATGAACTATAAACGTACTCCCGGACACAAAAGCGTCGAGGGGAAGCCTAAAAAGGTGACCCCTTACGATGACGCCCAAAGGGTTCTGGAGAAAGGATGGGGTTGTGAAGATTTAAAAGACACAATGACATTCGTATATGAAGACTTGATGAATGATTTATTCAAGGCTTGGATTGAGACTAAACATCACGAAACCCAAGCAAGAGAATTTATCTATCACCAAGCGGTTTCGCTAGGGGCAGTTCAAGCTAACATAGAGAGAGCAGTTACAGCGAAAACTAATAAAACTCGTGAGCTAGAAGGAGATGATGATGAGTAGAGAAAGAAAAGCTATTGAGAATTTAGAGTCGATTATTTCGGTAATGATTAATGATATGAGTATTGGCGCATCCTATGTTAGGACAAATGCGTCTTCATGCTTAGATATGATTAATCTTGTTGATAAAATCCAAGCTAGAATCCCAAAAGATAAAAAGAAATAGAGGTTCTTGAAGAACCCTTGATGAGAGAAGTGAGAGTTGTTCAAGACTCTCTTTAACAAAAAGGAGAACTTAAATTATGAGTGAAAATTCTACCGGCTCAGCCGATGATGCAAACACGAATGATTCAGTATTTGAAGGCGCAATGGATGATGCAATTGATAGTTTATTAGATAAAGCAGTTGAAAGTGGAACACTACAACCAGCTTATGATGAACAGGACGAAGCATCTACCCCGAGCGAGGACGAGGACACAGAAGAACTTGAAGGCGAAGAAGAAGACCAAGCTGACGAGGACGCTGAAAATGTTGATGAAGATGAAGATGATGCCACCGAAGACGAGGAAGAATCCAAGGATGATGAAGAATCTACCCTTGATGATGAAACTGAGGAAGAGGAAGAAGGCGAGCTAGATATGGACTTTATGGTTCCCGTTAAAGTTGACGGAGAAGAATCAGAAGTTACATTAGAAGAGCTTGTTAAAGGCTATCAAACTAATCAGAGCCAGACTAAGAAAGGTCAAGAATTGGCAGAACAGGCCAAGGAACTAAAAGTTGCAAAGGATAAGGCAGATTTGTTTTCGCAAATTAATGTCGAACTTCTTAAACAGCAAGATGATAGAGATAAGAGCTTACTAAAGAGTCGCAAGGACATTATGGACTTGGTGGCGAAGGGTGAGTATGTAGAAGGCGTTGATGATGACCTAGCTACTTTGCAATACAAGTACAAGTCCTTAGAGGATGAGTATACTACTCGCAAAGCAGATAGAGACTCAACAGTGTCCAAGATGGAAGAGGCAAACAAAGAGAGATATGAAGAGGTCGTTAAGGAGCGTGTTGAAAATTTCCAAAAGGAAATAAAGAACATCATCCCTGACTGGTCTACTGAGATCGCTCAAGAAAACTACAAGTTCGCAATTGATCAAGGAATCCCTGAGGGGTTTGTTGCGTCAATTACCGATCCTGAGATTGCCAAATTCATCGATGACTACAGAAGACTAAAATCTTCATCGTCTAAAGGTGCTGTTAAGAGAAAGAAAGTCCCTGTAAAGAAAGTTCCTAATAAAAAGCCTGTTTCTGATAAAGTTAAACAGAAGAGCAAGACAAGCAAAGCACGTTCACGAGTCCAAAAAGGAAAAGGCTCCGACAGCGACTTTGCTACAATCAACGATGGAATCTACGATGATATTTTTGATGGGTCTGAACTCTTCTAGCTATTTATAGGAGAAATTATAATGGCAACTGTATTTAATACAACAAACGCGGGTTCTCAACGTGAGGACCTAGCGAACTTCATCTCAAACATTGTTCGTGATGAAACACCATTCATGTCATCGATTGGCAAGACATCTGCAAAAGCATTGTTACATAGCTGGTCAACTGACGAGCTAGCTGTACCGGGTGCTAACAACGCTGCTGAAGGCGCTGGCTTCCCAAGTACTGTTTCTGCGGGTCCTGAAATCGTTCAACTTACCAACCAAACACAAATCTTTACTAAGTCTATCGAAGTATCAGGCTCAGTTGAGGCGGTTGATAAAGCTGGTCGTAAGTCAGAATTCAAATACCAATCTACTAAGCGTGGTAAAGAATTGATGCGTGATATCGAATGGGCTCTTACAACTGGTAAAGGTGTTAAATCATCATCAGGCAACCGTTTGATGGGTGGTTTTCAATCATGGGTTCCAGCTGGTAACACAGTAAACGCTTCTGGTGGTGCTATCACTTTAGGTAACGCTACTGGTGCAGATGTACCAACTTCTGCTGGTACTGCAGCTGCATTCTCTTTGTCACAAGTTGACCAAGTAATGCAAAACTGTTACGAGAATGGTGGACGCCCTAACACTCTTATGATGTCTCCAAGAGTTAAGAGAACTTTCTCTACAGCTGCTCAAGGTCAAGCTGCCAACGGTAACGTTCGTCGTAACATTGACGATTCTGGTAAGCTACGTCAATCAGTTGAAATCTATGAGACTGACTTTGGTGTTGTTAAGGTTGTCCCTAACTATGTTATGGGTTCAACTGGATCAGGTGCTGGCGCGGCTAACGCTGCTGCAGACGACAACGTACTAGTCTATGACGCTTCAACGTTTAAGATGGCTGTACTACGTCCATTGCATCACAGAGACATCTCTGAAGATGGTGACCGTCTACGTGCGCTTATGGTTCACGAGACTACGCTGGAGTGTGCAAACCCTTCTGCTAACGGTCTGATCGACAACCTAAGCTAAACACTTAGTACTTTACCCCCTATCTACACGATGGGGGGTATTATTTATGGAATATATATGAATAGAAATATAACAAAAGATGGCTTTGGAGCCTCTCAGGATATAGAAGAGCATCTAAAGTACGCACATGCTATGAGAACCGATATCCAGCAAAATACCACAGTGCGTAGCTTTGCAATCATCCCCGACATTGTTGCTATTGATATATATTCTAAGCACAAGATTGACGTACACTCAGAAGAGATTATGTCTAATCCTGCACAATTGTCGAAACTACAAAGAATAATTCGACAGGAATATCCTAGACTCTTAACAGGCGGGATTACAAATAGATTTAATATGGGAGGTCAATAATGGCGATTAATAACCAAGCATCCTTAAGGCTAGCTATCGCTGACTGGCTTAATAGAGGGGATTTAACAGATTCTCAGATCGACACGTTTATCGAGATAGCGGAAGCCAGAGTTTACGAGGTTCTTAGAGTTCCGACTCTTGAAGCTGTTGATGGCTTTTCAGTCGCTGAAAGCGATTCTAGCGTAATACTTCCAACTGGATTTAATGAGTTAATAGAATTAAGAAAGGAAGGTACAGGAACCTGCTCCATATCTGAGCATACAACAAGGTCGGCTTGTAGTTCTGCTTCAGGAACATGGACAGACTCCGACAAGGACGATAACATAACTCTGCGAAGGGTTGATGGTCAAACTTTTCACAACAATAGAATTCCGAACGCCTTTACTAGAGAGCTTGGAACACTTCTTATTACAGATGAAAACGGAGCAAGAAAGGCGTCAGGAGAGTACTTATTAAAGTATTATAAATCTGAAGACGCAATTGGAACTATGAGTTCAGCAACACCACCGGTGGAGCAGGTGCCTTGGATACTTCTTGTTGAGTATGAGGTAATTCTTTTTGCGGCCTTGGCTGCGGCTCAAATCTTTCTTGGGGACTTTGATGCTGAAAATAAATATAACGAACTAACTAATCGTAAAATATCAGCGTTAAACGAAAAGACTAAGAAGGCAGATTTAAGGGGCGGTATCTTTACCTCAAACTTTTCTTCAAATTTAATTTAAAGGAGGGGAGATGTCTAATAGAAATTCTTTTTATGATGGAGCATCATCATATAGAGTTGTTGTAAATAACTCTTCTGGAGCAGTTGGTCACGATGTCTCTATTGACAGTTCTTTGGCAGCTGCTCAATTAGCAGAAGAAAATGCAACAACATCGGCTGCTTCTGCGTCGGCTTCGGCAGCTGCTGCACTAACCTCACAAAATGCTGTAAATGACATCATACCAACTGGCGGTGATGATGAGATGATCCTTGTAAAGAATAGCGCAACCGATCACGACTTAAAATGGACTAGTACGCTAGACAACACAACTATAGACGCCTCTATGAATGGCGGATATTTTTAATTCAAGGAGAAATTCATGGCAAATACAATTAAAATCAAAAGAGCTGCGAGTAGCAGTTCAAGCGCACCATCATTAGCAGAGGGAGAATTAGGTCATAATGAATACAGTAAGCTTCTTTATATTGGAACCAGTGGTGGAAACATACAAGTTATTGGTGGTAATACTGATGTAACAAAGTTAGCTACAATTGAGACAAATGCTGACGTAACAGACACAGCTAATGTAACATCTGCTGGTGCTTTAATGGACAGCGAATTAGCTGGACTTGCGGCAGTAAAAGCTACAACAGGTACATTCCTAACTGCTGACCAAACTAAACTAGATGGTATAGCAGCAAGTGCTAATAATTACTCTTTACCAGTTGCTTCCTCGACTGTTTCAGGTGGTATTAAGGTTGGTGCAAACCTAACAATAACTGGTGGCGTTCTCGCCTCAGCCAGTTCGTATTCTCACCCAACACATCCGGGCGACGACCTTTCTGTAGATACTACAGCCTTAACAGGCGCCACAGTAGTTAGTGACATTGACATCAATGTAACAACGGATACACTTGGACACGTTACAGATGCTAACGGCACTGTATCTACTCGTGAATTAAGTTTGGGTGATCTTGGCTATACAGGTGCAACCGATGCTAATAACTATTCACTACCAACAGCTACCTCAAGTGTATTAGGTGGTGTTAAGAATGGTGCTGGAATAACAAACACAGCAGGTGTTCTTTCGGTTTCTACAGCATACTTAGCTAGTGGTCATGATGCCTCTAATGTAACGTCCAGCAAGATAACAAACTGGGACAATGCCTATTCATGGTATAACACAATGACCACAGCTGATGGTGATAGTGTTATTGATACTGTGACTGAAATAGTTGCTGCATTCGAGAACCATGCTGAAGGCTTAAATCTAATTACAGAGCTTGATGCAAAACTAACTGCATCATCTACAATTGACGGCGGTACATTCTAAATATTTCTAACCCGCTTATATAAGCATTTAAGGGAGTCATACATATGGCAAATACGATTAAGATAAGACAGAGTGCGACTGCAGACAAAGTTCCTACTACTGATAATACAATAACTGGCACACCAACCATAGCACAAGGTGAGTTAGCGATAAATACGGCAGACCAGAAGTTATTCTCTTCTGACGGGTCAAGTGTTTTTGAGCTTACTGGCGGTAGTGGAAGTGGAGACATTACAACCACAGCCCTAACGGCCTTTCCAACAGATACTGATGCCGCCTCTTCAGACTTTATTCCTGTATACGATGTTAGCGCATCTAGATGGGAGAAGCAGACAATAGCCAATGCAGCATTGCAAGGAGCTACAGGTGCTACAGGAGCCGCTGGAGCCGATGGCGCTACAGGAGCAACTGGCGCTACAGGTGCAGACAGCACGGTAGCTGGACCAACAGGAGCAACTGGAGCCACAGGACCAACTGGTGCTACAGGTAGTCAGGGACCAATAGGTAATACTGGTTCACAAGGACCTACAGGTTCAACAGGTGCCACAGGCGCTACCGGCGCTACAGGAGCTACGGGAGCGGATGGTGATGATGGTGCTGATGGTGCTGATGGTAACTCAGATTACACAGAAGCCACAAGTGCGCCAAGCTCACCGTCAAATGGTGATATGTGG